GCTCTCGTTTTTCGGTCATGGCATCCTTCCAGCCTGAAATTTCGATCTGGCGGAAAAAATTGTGCGAATGAGGGGCACGCGGGTCTAGGGACGAGAGGGGTTTCCGGATCGACCCTCCCCCCCCCCATGTTCAGAGGCTGCGTCGCTCCAGGCTCTGTTTCAGCTTGTCGTGGCATGGCTTGCACAGGCACTGGAGATTGTTTTCATCCCAGAACAGGGCCTCATCACCATGGTGCGGCGTCTTATGGTCGGCGACGAGCTGCGATGTGTTCGGCTCCAACTTCCCGCACCCTGGCATTTGACAGGTGAACCGATCCCTGACGAGGGTGGACCACCGCAGCTTCTGCCACCGTGCGGTCTTGTACCAAACGCGATGGCTCTGTGTTTCATCCCGGTAGCGGCTGCGCTCCTGCTCGTCCCTGTAAGCGGGGGCAATGCGCGGCCGCAGCGTGGCCACCATCGGTCTTAGCGTCTTGATCTTAGCCATCACACCGCAATCGCCCATACCAGCCAAGCGGTGAGCGAGAGGAACGCCGATGCAACCAGCCTGGCGAAGAACTGGACGAACACTCCGACCCATCCGAAGTCTCCGCCCATGTCAGCCTTGGCGGCATAGAGGATAGACGAGCCGAAGGTGGCAATCGTGACCATGAGAGGCAGGAGCCACCATCCGAGCATTGCCGTTCTCCCGCCGCGTGTGAATGGCGGAAGCGGCTGGATTCGAACCAGCGGAGCCCCGTGAGGCTCGATCGGTTAGCAACCGACTGCATTCAGCCGCTCTGCCACGCTTCCTGACGATTGTCCCGCCTTGCCAAGCTTTGCCGGTTCGATGATGCATTTGCGGCCCCGGCTGGTTCTCAGCCACGAGCAAGGCCATTGTCATGCGGGCGGGCGCATGCGGAGAGGCAGGCCGCTGGAAATCAGTTGAGCGTGTGGAAGTCGTCGGCCGTGTCTTCGCCGTCGTCTTCATCGTCCATGTCGTATTCGATGTTGAGGCCGTTGGCCTGCGCTCGAGCGAGCATCACGTCATTCATCAGGATCAGGAACTCGTCTATGCCGTGCTCGTCCTCGAATGCCTGGCAGGCTTTGATGAGGTCGGCAGCGTTCATGCCTTATCTCCGCTTGCCTTTGGCGAGTGCCTGGGCGAACTTCTCGTGCCGCGCGTTCTTTAGGACGGGCATCGATCAACCTCGGAGGGTTTCATGTTCATCATCAAGCATAGGATTCAACGTCGCGACGGCACGGTAATCCTTGAGGAGTTTCTGCCTTTAAGCGCCGACAACAGAAACGAATGCCGACCCCTTATGGAGGAACTGGCCAAAGCCTACGACCGCCACGACTACAAAGGCGAGGAAGACGAGTGGTGGGGGCTGAATGACGCCAACCCTGACGAAGTGCACTACTGGACCCCGACTCACGTCACACCCGAGCCGCAATAGGCCCCTGCGGCTTGGGGCTGCCGAACCATGGGCCTATCCAGCCACGGGGAGGCTTTGGCGGCCTCTTGCCATTCACCTATCCACCGCTTTTGCGAGCTAAACGCCGAGTACCCACATGAACACCTTCGCGCCAGCAGCTAAGCCAGCGCCGATAGCGACAAACGGAAGGGCGATGAGAAAAGCACCGCCAACGACCGAGGCCACTACCGCACCAGCGCCCATAAGCGTGTCCTTGACCGCTTCCATCTCACCTCCTCAAAGCGAAAGCCCGCCCCTGCGAACAGAGACGGGCTGGGATCTTGGGCGCATTTCTCCCATGCGCCGAATGTGACTTTTCGGCATTGGGCCGGCGAGTATTCCCTCAATTGAGGTCCGCGACTGAACACCCAAATCACTCGCCCGAAATCTATACTGCTTTGCGCGTCGGCGCAACCCCGTCGTCGCCTACCAAACTGTTCAATTCACTGAGAATTGTAAGAACCCGTTCCTTTATCGCGCCGTTTAGGTTTTCTATAGCCTTGTCGGCCTCAAGCGTCATCGAAATGCGGGCGCCGCGACCTTTCGGCAGGATCTTGCGAAGCTGGCCGCGAAGATGACGAACGCGCGAAACTCGTTCGTGCTCATGCCGGACGGCGCGGTTATAGTCGTGCGTCTGTCGGCCCTCCCAATCGGCAAGCATGAGGCTTGCTACAACGTCCTCGTGGAATTCTATTGGGCCAAGCTCGCGATTGATCTTCAACAGGCACATGACGCCCTCGACCTTGCGCAGTTCCTCGAAATTCAGCCGAGGCAGATGCACGAACGCATAGCCAACTAGGAGCGGGAAACGCTTCTCGATAAACTTGTTTGTCCGATGGTGCTTTGTCTCAACGACAAAAGAGGGCATGAAAATCTCAAAGCCCCCTTCCCTGCAGTTTCTTTCGATGACGGTTTCTAGGCGCCTTCGCTCGGGCAACCTACTGTCTGCGGCTGCCATGCGCTGGTGGCCAGGTTTGACGCGGATGGCGTACCAGCGTGATTTGCTCATGCGGATTCCTTCTTGCCGAGGTGATACCCTACCGTGCCGTGGCTAACGCCTAATTCCTTGCCTATCCTAGCGTGGCTCCATCCCTCTGCTCGCAACTGGCGCATCCGTGCAATATCGGCCGGCGTCGTCGGGCGCTTGTCGGAGATGTTGAGCTTTGCCAGGACATCGCGAATGCCGCTTTCCTTGCGCTGGAATAGGGCGGCGAGGCGCTTTATCTGGGTGCGGGGCCAGCGATCCTTGACTTCGATAAGGATCTGATCTCGCAGAGCAACGACGCGCGGCGTCGGCCTCCCGCTTTCCGTGATCTCCCGGTAGCATGTCTCCATCTGCCGGCAACGAGCCTTGATGTATTCGATCTGTTGTTCCCAGGTTGTAAGCGTTGATTTCTTTCCGGGCTCTGGAACCACAACAGCGGCGTCCGGTGATGGCTTGACCATCACCCGCTTGGGCTCGCCCCACAGTCGCGTTCTGACGGAGGCATAGTGTTTGGCTTGGCGGTGAAGCTCTGTCTGGTGCACTGTCACTGAATGATACCCTTTCGCAAGCAATGCCCGATAAGGGCCATGGTGGTCGGGCAGCCGGTCGCCTCCCTGGCGCGCTGCAGGTGACGTTCAACGGTAATGCGGTGAATGCCGAGCAATTCCGCAATGTCCTTGTTTTGCTTGCCGGTCGACAGCAGCCAAATAATCTCCCTCTGGCGCTTGCCGATCGTCTGGTAATTATGGCTGTTGTGGCCGAACGTTTGCGGCGGTCCTGGCCGCTTCCTCGGATGCTCTGTGTGGGCTTCTACACTCATTAGAGCCCCCTCGGCCGGTAGGCTCTGGTATGGTGGTGATGGCAGTACGCGCTGCCTTCTCGTGCCGCAGCGGCGCAGAACATGAACGGGTGTCCGTTATCGAGCGGAAAGCGACATTCATCCGCGGATAGATCAACCAGGCCCTTGGCGAGCGTCTTGCGGGAGTTGTCGTAGTTAGTAGGCGTGATGTCCGTCGCCTCTGGGCCCAGAAGCTCCTGCGCGATGGTCTCCCTCTTCTTCTCTATCTCCCTGAGCGGGTTGACTCGCTTTTTGCGCTCGGGGAAGAGGCTGCGCTGTCTATAGGCTAAGCCGATTATGACGCTCTTGCTGACATCGAAACTTGCCGCGATCTGCGAGGCGGAAAGACCATCGTTCCAAAGTTCAGATGCCTTCACGATATCAACCGCATGATGTTGCCTAACCTGCATGTTCATGCTGCGCTCCCTTCAATGTCTGTCTGGATCTTTCGGCGATAGGCCATTTGCTCGGCGCTGATATTTCTCGCATCAGGTAATTCGAGCATGCGGGAGAGCGCCTCGGCCCTTTCCGGAGACACGGGCTCATGGACAATGGCATTCACCTTTGCCGCTGCTTGCTCCTGCCGGAATTGGTTGATCCTGGCGCGAATGCGAGCCATGACCTCGGGAGAGCGATCGACCGTCTTCTCTGCTGGCCTTACCGTTTCCAGAATGTCGCGCTTGCGAAGGCGTTCGTCTGCGACCGGCCGCGCCTCCAAACGACACAGGGCAGCCAGGATCGGAGGCTTGGGAATGGCACCGAGGAGAATATCAGGATTCCCGGCGTATTCGCCCTTGATGAGCTTCTGCGTAGCAACCGAGAGTCCGCACGAAGGGACACCGGAGAGCGCGTAGCCATAAACGGCGCCGAGTTTCTTGGGGTCGATACCGGCCGGGATGGTCATTCCCGCTGCCTGCATCGCACCGAGGCTGCGAAGAACGGCGTCCTCGTGGACCGGCGCCAGACGCTCAGTGAGCGCTGTAATTTCCCGGTTCAAGGTCGAAAGCTGGGCCGGTAAATTCGTCGTCATCTTCGTGTCCGTTCAGTTTTCGTTGGATGGCTTCTCGGCATTCTCGCTGGTGTCTCGCGAATTCGGTCTCGCGAGGTGAGGTTTGGGAAAGCGGTGAACCGCGAGACTTCGGAACGTTGCGGATCCAGTTGCGCCAGGTCTTTTCCCAATCGAGTTTCTTGGCGTCTTTGCCGCCCTTGGCGTGCCAGAAGTCGGCGAACTTGTCGGCTTCGAGCCGGATGATTGCTTCGGAATAGCCCTCGTCGAGAGCCCACTTGCCCCATGACGCCGGGAGAACCCAATCGTCCGGTAGCCGACGCGCGAGTTTTGTTTCGCGGGTGGGGTTAATTTCTTTAGGGGGTGTGGGGGACTTTTCTTTATCAGGGGAGGGTTTGTCCTCGGACGCAACCGTGACTGTCCCGTGACTGTCCCGTGACTGTCCCGCCCGTTGGCGGCGCTTACGCTCACGCTCGACTTCGCGGCGGCGCTCAACATCTGCATTCTTGCTTTCGATCGCTTCGACGGCGAGCGCTATCGCTTCCGGGGTAGCCCCAGCCTCAGCCATCTTGCGGATCAGATCAGCAATGCTCACGCGGCAAGCCCTTCTTCTGCGGATTGGATGATAACGACACACGGCGCGGGCAGGTTTTCGCTCCAACACATCGTCAGGCGCCGGCAATAGCTGTCGTCCTTCACGATCCCGTGCATCACGAGAAAATCTGACAAGGCCTTTTCGTAGTTACCCAGATCGCGAGCGCGCTTGTCGGGACGCTCCAAGCATATCTGCAGGCTGTATGGCCCCATTCCCTGGCGATGGCTTTCCTTGACCTTCGTAGAGGCAAGGCGGATCCAGTCGACATACTGTGCGGTCTTATGCCGGCCTCGCTTGTTGCCGCCGTTTGCGTAGGCGCTGTTGACCGAGGGCGGGAAAGGAAGCTCCAGCTTGATCACGCAGCCGCCCTCATCTCTGCCGCGAAGCTGATGACGCCCCGAACAGATCCAGTGCCGGCGACGTTGAACGCTTCTGGGCGCTTCAGCACGACGAGGACCGTGCGCTTTGTGCTCACCCCCGGTTCAATGATGCGAATAGCCTTGGCAAGGTGCAGTGAACGCAGATCAACGCTGACGTAATAGCGGTTCCGCAATTCTAGGTCCTGCACTACCTGGCTGCATTTCAGGTGGATTTCTTCACCGATCGGCGCGAGACCGACGAGGTACGAGAGCAAGACTTCTTCGCGCATCGAAAGCGTTGTCATGGTCAGAACCCCATGTGAGGGACGTAGACACAGCGAAGAGTGTCTTCGTTTGGCCAAAGGCAGACGTGGTAGAATTGGTCTTGAGACTGCTTCGTCTTAGCCATCTCGATCTGGAAGACGTGAACCCGCGTAACCATCGGGTGGTCGCCAGGCTTCAACGTGATCTGGAACCCGCCCTCGATGACCTTGACCGCCTCATGCGGGATCTGGGCGCAATCTGTCCCATTGCAGCACCACCCTGAGTAGGACCAGCCGCTCGGGGCCTTGTGCGCCATTGCCGCGGTAGCGACGAGAAGAGAGGCAAGGAAGATGGATGCACGTCTCATTCCGCTTCCCTTTCGCGCTGTTGGGCTCGTTCGAGGCTTTGCTGGTAATCGTCCCGTATGTCCTGCAGCATGAAGAGCTTGTTGCGCTGGACCGAGTTGCCTTCGCCGTTGATGCGGGAGCGGAGGCCGGCTATCTCGGCGTTGAGGAACTGGACCTTTTCAGGGACGCGCGCTGGCATTAGACGGTAGCCCTCCTGCCGGCCACGAGTGCCGCCGCGGCCCAGATCGTCATCCAGAGTTTCCCAACGATCTGGCCGGCGATGAAGTCGAGTGAGCCGAACGCCATCCAGAGGAAAACAGCGCTATCGACCGCAGCCCCAACAAGGCCGCTCAGGAGCACAGCAAGCCAAAGCCTCTTGGCCCGTAGCGGAGCATAGACGACGAGGTCCGCCATTTCCGCGATAACGAACGCGAGAACCGAGGCGAGCACCAGGGCGGCCGGGGCGAAGAACCAAGCCACAAGGCCACCGATGGCGATTGCAGCCAATGCTGCCTTTGCCCCTCCTGCTTCATGGACCGAATCCCGCAGGACAAGCGCGAGGCCGACGAGAAGAACGCCAGATGGCGCGTAAAGGTCGAAGCCGACCGGCAGCAAACAAGGCCCTTGCGGGATGCATTCCGTGCCGACATTGCCTATCAGCCAGTTAGCGGCAGGGATGGTGGCGGCGAATGCTGCAGTGAGAGCGACGACCTTACGCATAGCGGTGTTGTGCCGGTGCGTTGGCGGGATCGGCGATGTTGCGGCGGATATCCTTCGCCAATTCGGGATTGGTAGGTTCCTTCAGCTCGGCATAGTGCAGGAGCGCCTTCACTGCCTCGTAGTCGCTGCCGTCGAACGACAAGACCATATAACGGCGGTCCGGGTTGATCGGCTTGCCGTCAGTGCGTTCGATGATGAAGCGCGGCTCATAGCCTCCGGTGTTTGATCGAGTATCAGTCATGCGAACATCTCCATCTGCCAAGGTTGAAAATTCTGGTTTGCTGCTGCGTTGATGTCGGCGACAAAGCTCGCCGCCTCTCGCCAATCGTTCGCATTGCCGCCGCGCTTGCGAGCTGCGAAGCTCCACGCCATGCTGTCTGCCGTCGTCAGCAACTCGCGAACTCCGGGATGGAGCAGGGCAGTTTTCTTGACGCCAAAACCGTGGAGCAGAAGGTCGGGCCTGACAGACGCGATTGCTTGCAAGACGGCGATAATCGACCGCGGGTCGCCTTGACGCTTACATACAGAGCCAACACCAACCCACATTCCAGGCTTCAAACGGTCGCCGTACATGCGAATGTGATTGACGTAATCCTGCGGGGCAAAGCCTTGAAGGACAGGCATTACGTGAAATGGGATGGCGCCTTCAAAGAGGCGTTCCAACTCCGCAACGAGAGCGTCATAGCGCTCAACCGTCAGGCGTTGGTGCTCAGCGATCGTCAGCCCGGTCTTAGCCAGAATGAACGGCTCGCACATGTAATCCTGTGCAACTGCTGCAGCGATCGATACAACACCCGTTGTATGCAGCCGGTGAAGTTCTGCGGCGTATTCTTCAACGCCGTGGCGATAGTGGCCATGAAGGAAAAGCTCCGTGAATGCGCCACTATCGACAAGCACCTCGCCGCAAGCGACTGGCTTCTTCCGACGCCACAGACGCTTAATGCTGATGCACGCAAGATCGAAATGCTGCGCATCGGCCGGTTGGTGAAGACCAACGTAGAATTTGACCGATGCGCGGATCACTTCACTCGTCCTTTCGCCTTCGCGACCTTCGCAGCCAGGCTTTGAACCTGAGCCAGCAGATCCGCATCCAAATCATTGCCCGCGCGCTCCTTCTCCATCTCTAGTTCGTGCTGAAGGCGAGCTATCTGCCGCTCGCAGTGATCGAAATACGCAGTACGGAGCCTATGGAAAAGGCCGGCCTCGACAGTCTTTGCGCGACCGGTGCGAAGATTGTTCAAAGTCCAATAAGGAATGCCATAGCGGCGCTCGATGCGTTCCAGGGCTTGAGACAAGCCGCCCCAGGTCGCACCGTCGCTCTCTAACATTTTCTTTATGTAGCCTTGAGCCTCGATAGCCGTGCTCATTTCGTGCTCCACATGCTTAGTTTCTCTGCACCCCATGCTCGTCTCTCCGTGACAAGTTTTCCTTGTCAGGAAGGAGCCGACACGAGATGAAAAAGAACAATCAATCTCAAATGTCCCAGGAACTCGGTGGCAAAGTCGCCAAACTAGAAACCGCCGATGTTCCACTTCCATTCATTCAAGTCGGACAAGCTGCTGACGCTGTAATTTTGCGTCTGAGTACGAAGCTTCCCCGAGTACGCGTTAAGAAAGCTGCGACCCCTCCTCATACGGGAGGGAGGAGACAACCGGAGAAGGGGTCGCAATAGCCGCCACTCAGAGGGGAGAAAGCAGCGGCTATCAGAAAACGATACGAGCCAACTCCACCGCGAAATGGATACTTCCGCCGACGAGAGCCCATGAGGCTAGTACTAGGAATATCCATATGAAGCCGCGAGGGATGGTCATTACTGCATCCTCGCCAGCATTTCGGCGCGGCGCTGATCGGCAAGCCGGCACTCGAGAACCGCGGCTTCCATCGACATTTCGGCCTCGAATAGGTTCATGTCGATGATGGGTTCGCGCTCAACGCGACGGCGGCGGAATTCAAAGCCGATCGCCTCGAAAACGATGTAGCCAGCGAGGCCGGAACCAACGACAGCAGCGGCGCCAAACCAGACATCTGGCATTTTCAGGAGTTCAAGCATGGTGGTTCTCCGCTTTGCAGAGGCGCGAATAGGTGGATTGAGTGTCGTCGGGCTGCGGGTCGTCGACAGCGCCAATGGACTGATAGAGTTTCCAGAGGGCGCCGTGAGCGGTGTCCGCCAGTTCGCGCCACTCCTCGTTTGCTTTCACCTGGGGGTGCTCGGAGACGTAGCTCAGGAGCTCCATGACGAGATAAGTGCGGTCCAGGCACTCATGGGTGCCGAAGTCGTATTTGACCGCTACCTCCTTGACGAGATCGAGCGCGTTCATTGCATCGACCCCGCTTCAGCGTTCTTGCGCTGGCAGTAGTCGCGCGCCTCTCGGGGCGTACCGAACACGGCCATAACCATGTCGTCGCTGCGTAAAACTTCCCATTTGCCGGAAGGCAGAAGACGGTATCTGAAGCTCATGGCTAAGCCCTCCCGTTTCTTTTAGAAGGTTCGTCTCCGAAGACATCTGGGCGCAGTTTGTGCCGGGAAATTCCTGTTATGCTCTCCACGGCAAGTACCCTTTCAGCGGGGACACGCTTCCAAAGCGAAACAGCTTGGGAGGTAATCCCGCCGAGGGCTTCCGATAGCCTTGCGCTACCACCAGCGGCCTTTTTGACTTCTTCAATGGAGATTGCTTCGTTGCTCATAGCCAATATTGAAAGCACATCTTTCAATTTGATGCAAGCACCTCTTTCGATGAAAGCCGATTTTTCTTAATGCATATTCCCGGCATGGCCACACATAGAAAAATCGACGAGGCACGGGGGATGCGTATCAAATTGATACGCACGCAATTGCTCAATCTTCGCTCTCAGGAGAAGTTCGCAGCGCTCCTAAGCCAGGAGGGGAGGCCCGTAACGCGAGGCGCTGTAGGCAATTGGGAACTAGGGAAGGAGGTGGGCATTGAAAGCCTGACCGCTATATGTCGGGTTTCGGGCGTCAACCTTGAGTGGTTGGCATATAATAAAGGCGAAATGCTACCTGAAACTGTCTCTGGCGAAGAGCCTATCAATGCAGTAGTAACAGGAGAAATGGTAAGGCGCGGCCCAAAGATTCCTCTTTACGGGGCTGCCGTGGGTGGAGAAGACGGAGAGTTCGAGCTGAACGGGAACCGCTTAGATGATATCTTCGCCCCTCCCAGCCTCAGCGGCATCTCGGAGGCCTATGGCGTCCAGGTGGTGGGGGATTCTATGTCCCCTCGGTATGAGGACGGAGAGACGATCTACGTTAACCCGAAGCGCCGGCCGGTTCGAGGTGATTACGTTGTCGCCCAGATCCAGAGAGAAGAACATGGGCCGAAGCTCGCCTATATCAAGCGCCTTGTGAAGCACACACAAAACGAACTGATTCTTGAGCAATTGAACCCTCAGAAGGAAATACGGTTCAAGGGGTCCGACGTCGCCACCGTCCATTACGTCCTCCGTAGTGGAGAGTAACTAAGGCATAGATCCCCCTTCGCTATCTGCCCCCACTTGAATGGGTCGCGAACCTGAGCAGGATACTTCCAATCGCGGTATAGCCGAGATGCCTTTTATCGTAGGCCAGACGCTGCCCCGTGGCGTGTTGGTGCCACCCCTTTTCAGGTGATCTCTTCAAAAGCTATGGCTGGCCCTCGAAAAGATCGGGTTTGATGTCCCGGTTATCCTTCAGCTCGTATCAGCATTCAGGCGGTTGAAGTTAAGACCCGCCGCGACTCTCCGCTGAGACTGGCAGCGGCCACCGCGTCCATTTCATGAGCCGGAACGATCGGCGGAGCGGATGAAACTTCTAAAGACCGCTGCCATTGCCATTACAAAGAATCGTCCTGGCGGGAACGTCCGAGCAGACCCAGGCTTTTTCCTCTTCATAGCCAAGCAGCCAAACAAAACCAGTTGCATTCCGAGAGCAGTTTCGGTATACAACTGGAAGCACATTGTTAGGCCACCAGCCCCGGCAGGATTCGTCCCTCCGGGGCTTTCTTTTTTGCCAGAACGCATTTTTGAAAGCAAGCCTTTCTTTTTCGCTTGCACGGGACCGAAAGATATGCTTTCATCATCTTACTGAAACGACACAGAGCACGACGGCTCGCCGGTCTGCTCTCGCGATACCCGAACCCAGGAGGACGCCATGTAGACCGCAGCGCGGGGCGCGCATCGACCGAACGGCGACAGGGTTAGCGGCACACCTGAAAGCAAGCCGCTTAGCTAAGCGGATTTATAGACCCGTTCCTGAGCAAGAACTGAAACTGCTCACCCCACCAGAGCAGACGCAAGCCGACTGAAACAAGAGGAAACGGACATGCGCATCGTAGGTAAGGTCACGAAACACACACCGGGTCCGTGGGAGGACCACTACAACAGCTGGGAAGTGTCGAGCGTATACGACGCGGAAGGGCGTTGCGTGGCCGAGTGCCGCGTATTCGATGATGGCCTGCTTAACGATGAGACGCAGGACGAGTTTGAAGCAATCAAGGACGCCAACGCCCGGCTTATTGCCGCCGCTCCTGACCTATTAGCGGTTGCAGAGATCGCAGAAGCCTTTGCTCGCTCCGTTATGGAGCGAGGGGCTGAGCCATCTGACGAAAACGCGCGGCAGCTACAGCAAATCTCCCGCGCCGTAATTTCCAAAGCGGAGGGCCGGTCATGACATGGGAACCTCTAGAAACAGCTCCGGACGACGGGACTTGGGTTTTCCTGCATGTTCCTGGACACGGAACTGTAAGGGCCAGACGCGTTCCTTTTTACGGATGGAAAAGCATTGAGGGAAAGCTGATTACCAAAGCCACGCACTGGATGCATCAGCCGTCTCCTCCGTCTGTAGACCAAGAGATCAGATACGACGGCACCGGCGAAGACGCGCTCAGGAAGATGGCTGAGGCAGCGGCTCCCGATCTTCTCGAAGCGCTGAAGAACCTCGTCAACAGCATCGAAGTCCATGACGACCGGGCCGTGCATATGGCCCTAGACGCGATATCGAAAGCGGAGGGAAAGTGAATGCCCAAGACTTTTGCGAAATCACCAATTGGAGCAGCTGTATTAGCTGCCAGCGCGTCCTCCGCGTCTCGCGCGATGCTTGACGTTCAAATCGAACGCTACCGTCAGGTTTACGAGGAAGGGTGGACGGCAGAACATGACGACAAGCACAACTCAGGCGAACTGGCGCTTGCAGCCGGTTGGTACGCCCTGAATTCCCCGCACGTTGGCGCTGGTGACTGCGTAGGCATCGGTAACGGCAGCGCGGCCGACAAGCTCTTCCACGACGCCTATTCGGCCTACTGCTGGCCGTTTGATCTCAAGTGGTGGAAGCCGAAGAGCCAGCGGCAAGACCTCATTCGCGCGGCAGCATTGATCATCGCCGAGATCGAACGTCTAGACCGCGCCGCCCAAACCACCACCCCACCAGAGCAGACGCAAGCCGACTGCTGAAACGAGGAACGAGATGATGATCACAGCGCATATCGATAGGCAGACAGCAACCATCGAAGGCGTGACCTTTACCAACACGCATTCCGGACAGAAGCGCGCTTACGGCGACAGCTTCTACGAATACGACGTCACCAGCGACCGTACTGCCGATGAAGTCGAGAAGGTTTGCCGCGAACGTATCTACAAGGCCATCTCCCACGCTGAATGGCAGGCCGGCCTCCGATCACCGGGATACAGCATGGGGAAGGCGTTCCGCCCTTACTACGAATTCAAGGTTCTTGGTGCCGGCCGCTACCGGTACGTCGTTACGAGTCCATACACCGATTGATCCCCTTCGGCATCCCGCTACCCACGCGGGATATCGAAAGTGATCTAACCGCGAGGACAAGAACATGAGTATTCGCGATATCGGAACCAACCTCCACGGATACGTCGACGAGCTGATCGAAGCAGTATCCGGCAAGTCATCCGACGAAGACTGCCAGCACGCATTGGAGCGCTTCATCCAGAGCACGTACCACAGCCTGGGAAGCCTGAGCTGGTATCTCGGCGCAGATGGCGAGGTTTTCTCTCGTGAGGCTGTACCGGCTTCGGAGATTGCTGGGGAAGCGTATTTCGAGGTTATGCGCGAGAAGGAATTCGAGCCGGCCCCTCGCCGCCGTCAATACAGCGCCGTAGCAGTGGGGGCGAGCCTGTGAGCGAACGTCTAATACAAGACATTCATGCTGCCATTAGCCGCCGCGATTGGAATGCTGTTGAAACTGCAGCGAACGCAATCCGCGATGACGAACATTCGACCAGACGCATTCTCGCCGGTACGGACATCGGCAGTCTTCCGATCGATATGAGCACGTCGAAGATGGCTGAAAAGCGGATGGCAGAACTGTCTGCCATCATAGAAGACCGCGCACGCTTCCCGGATCGCCCAGATGTCATTGGACGCATGATAGAGGCGAATATCGGAAACTTGAAGGCATGCAAACAAAGCGCAGAAGATCACGCGAACAGAGCCATCGATAGAGCGATCAAGGCGGAATCCGAAAACGCGGTCCTGTTTTCTTCTGCGCGCCGGCAAGCATTCGGAGAGGTTGCGCAGAAGGCCCGCGAGTATGCCGCACACTACCCAGAGGCGTCGGACGGCCGGAACACATTCATCATTTTCGCGGAGTGGGCGGAGGAACAGCCATGACCGAAGCACAAACCATCACCCGCCTCCAAAACGCACTGCGGATGCAAAAAGCCTGGATCAAACACTGGGAGGAAGACGCCCGTCTCGGCCTTATCCCCACGAGAGATTCGCTGGCAGACGCAGCAGACGAGATCGATGCGGCCCTCAAGGAAACGAGGGAGGCGACACATGCTTAGCCTCCTCAGACACAGAGCCACGGAGCTGATCTGTGCAGCGGCGACCATGTTCTTTCTTGGCTTCGAAATAGCGAGGAACTTCTAATGTCTGCAATCGTGAAGCATGAGCCTGCAAACGTCGCCGCGCCAGTCAACAACGCCATGACGCCCATGGATATGCTGGACCGCGCCGTAGCTCAGGGCGCGAACATTGACGTTCTCGAACGCCTGATGTCCCTGCAAGAGCGCTGGGAGAAGAACAACGCCCGTCGCGCCTTCGACGAAGCTATGGCCTTCGCCAAGGCTGAAATCCCGGTCATTGCCAAGAGCAAGAAGGTGGACTTCACAACGCAGAAGGGCCGCACGAATTATCAGTACGAGGATCTGGCAATCATCGCCAGGACGATCGATCCGATCCTGACCAAGTACGGGCTCTCATATCGGTTCCGTACCGAGACGACTGCCGGCACCGTCACCGTTACCTGCATCGTTTCCCATCGTGACGGGCATTCGGAGGAAAACTCCCTTTCCGGGGCTCACGACCAGTCAGGCAATAAGAACAGCATTCAGGCGGTAGGCAGCACGATCACCTACCTGCAGCGCTACACCCTCAAGGCCGCTCTCGGCCTAGCTGCTTCGAACGACGACGACGGCGGGAAGTCCGAGCAGTCGGCGGATGACGGCCGCACCATCACTGAAGCTCAGGCTTCTGTCATCCGTGAACTGATCGAGCAGAGCGGCGCCGACACGGTGAAGTTCTGCGAGTTCTGGAAGGTCGAGGCAGTAACCGAAATTCCGATCAAGAAATTCAACGACGCGGTTGCATCCCTGCGCCGCCGCATTGCTGCGACGAAGCAGAAGGAGGCACAGGCCAATGGTTGAGATTATCCAGGGATCGGACGCATGGCACATGATGCGCCTAGGCAAGGTGACCGCATCCCGAGTTGCGGACGTGATTGCCAAGACCAAGACCGGCTATTCCGCCTCACGCGCCAACTATGCGGCGCAACTCATCACGGAACGCCTGACGCTCACCCCAACCGAAGCGTTCTTCAATGCGGCGATGCAATGGGGTACGGACATGGAGCCGGAGGCCCGCAGGGCTTACGAGTTCTATCGGGCCGAAGAGGTCGTTGAAGTGCCGTTCGTTGATCATCCGGCGATTGGCGACGCTGGCGCCTCTCCCGATGGCCTGGTTGGCGTTGACGGTCTTGTCGAGATCAAGTGCCCGATCACGGCAACGCATATCGAGACTCTGAAGGGCCGCACCGCGCCGGCCAAGTACATCACGCAGATGCAATGGCAAATGGCATGCACCAAAAGAGCGTGGTGCGATTTCGTTTCCTACGACCCGCGTATGCCGGAGTCCATGCGGTTCTTCTGCGTCCGTGTCGAACGTGACGACGCGATGATCCGAGAGCTTGAGACCGAAGTCGTCAAGTTCCTCAACGAAGTTCGCGCCAATGTCGACGAACTGAAGCGCCTTTACGAGCCAGAGATGGCCGACCCCGCAACCGAATTACTGATGGCAGGCTGACATGTCCGATCTCAATCAATGCACCATCACCGGCCGCCTCGGAGCCGATCCTGAAGTAAGGCGGAAACAGGACGGTTCGCCAATCGTAAACATGCGGGTCGCCAGCGCCGAGACCTGGCGGGACCGCAACAGCGGCGAGCGCAAGGAAAAAACCGAGTGGTTCAGCGTCGTGATCTTCTCCGAAGGTCTATGCAAGGTCGCCGAGCAGTATCTGAAGAAGGGCAGCCATGTGCTGTTGCAGGGGAAGATTGCCACGCGCAAATGGCAGGACCAGAGCGGCAATGACCGTTACTCTACTGAACTGGTCCTGCAGGGATTCGACGCGAAGTTGATCATGCTCGACGGGCCGAACGGCGAACGCCAGCAGCAGAGACGCGAGCCGGAAGAGCAATCTGGATCCTCCAACTTCTCACGAGATTTAGACGATGATTTGCCCTTCTAGGGAGTAGCCGATGCGTGCCTGCAAGAAATGCGGAGAGACTAGGAGCGAAAGCGAATTCTACGCATCGAATAAGGCGACATGCGTGGAGTGCCTAAAGGCAAGCGCTCGGGCGAACCGAGAGGAGAACCTTGCCTACTACAGGGCATATGACCGGAAGCGGTACCGCGAGATGCCTGAGAGGAAGGAAGCCGCCAGGAAGAGTTCCAACAGCGAAGCTGGAATGCGCGCTAGGAAGAAGAGCAGGGAAAAGACGAAGATGGAGAACCCCGAAAAATACAAAGCTAGGAACGCCGTCGCGAACGCTCTTCGGGATGGGAAGTTGACGCGCGGGACCGCCTGCTACTTCTGCAATTCCACTTCGAAACTGCAAGCGCACCACCAAGACTATAGCCGTCCTCTGGACGTTTATTGGCTCTGCGCCCCGTGCCACGGAAAACTCCACGCCATTAACGGCGACTTCCACCGTCCAATGGAGGTCGCGTAATGGCCAAGAGCACGGAAGCACCCCCGCTTTATGTGATCCGCGTCGGAGACCATCTCGTCGGCGAGATGATACAGGATCGTGACAGCATTCGGAAATTCACGGCCGGCGCCAGAATTAAGGTGCAACTGCACACCGGCCGCTCTCCTAGCCGTCTGCGCTTCTACTGGCAGATGCTCGGGAAGCTGGTTGCGGCGACCGACTGCGCGCCGAATGCCGAAGCGCTCCATAGCGTCATAAAGCTGGATCTCGGCTACGCCACGCCCGTTCGCCTCAAGAACGGCATGACGGTTTTGGTTCCCGGCTCCATCGCCTTCGACCGTATGACGGAAGAGCAGTTCTCCGAATTTCTGGAGCGAGCAATCGAGTGGGTGGCGCGCAACTACGGCGTGACGCCGGAAGAGATCATGAACGGAGGCCAAGCCGCATGACGCCCGAACGTAAATTGGAAATGCTGGAATCGATCGCCGACCGCAACCCGCACATGCGGATCAACAACGCTCTGTGGAAGGTACGCAAGGCCGAGAAGGCGGAAGAGCTTCGCCGGCCGACCGAATACGACCTACCCCGGCCGCGCGGCATTGTCCGGTTCATCCGCTCCAAAGTGTTCGGAGGCTGAACGTGCGGAGCGTTGACGAGTGGGTAGCGAAGCACGACGACCAGGCCATACCGCCCCGCGTCCGCCTTCGCGTGTTCGAGCGATACAACGGCGTTTGCCAGCTCTCACAGCGGAAGATCATGGCCGGCGATGCCTGGGACCTCGACCACATCAAAGCGCTCTGGCGTGGCGGAGAACACCGGGAAAGCAACCTGCACCCGGTCCTGAAACAGCCGCATCGCGAGAAGTCCGCGGAAGAGCAATCCATCCAGGCGAAGTGCGACCGCATCCGCAAGAAGCACCTGGGGCTCTGGCCGAAGTCCAAAGCCAAGATCAAGAGCCGAGGTTTCGCGAGCACCCGAAACGCATAGCCGCCATATGCCGGCGCAAGGAGAATAGAGATGTTCCTGACACGATACAATGACCGGCCGTCTACCTTGAAGGTAGACCATGAGGTCGAAATCAATGGCCGTAAGGGTACGGTCCACTCCCTGAATGAGTTCGATATCACAATCTGGGAAGACGGAGAGGTCACGGCGAAGCGTAAATATTATTCCACGACCGACCCCGGCAAGCACTTCCCGAACATGAGCGTCAGCGACGGCGCGATCAACTTCCCGATTGAGGATTTGGTCTCGTTCATCCTTGACCGAATTTCGGCGGAGGAATTGGCGGAAGGGATCATGAGCGATGACGAGGCGCGCGCCGCCTTGGTGTACAAGATGGCCGAGCGCTACGCCTCTCCGGGTTTCATGGATGGCGACCGGCGCCAGTTCCTCACGAAGGTTCAGCAGCAAATCCACGCCACGGCGGTGGATAGGGCCATCGAGCGGCTGAATGCGGCGGAGACCGGAAAGCGCTCTCGCGATGACTATTACCGCTGGAAGGCCGTCGAGTTGGGCCACTACACTGGCCTTTTCGAACGCTACCGTGAAACTCTCTATGAACTCCGAGAGGCTGGGAAACTGGATGACGCTGGCGTCCTGAGCCGACTTGCGTGGCATATCGCCCCCGACAAACTGGCCGAATATATCAAAGCAAATCGCGATCCAGTCGTCTCCGAAAGCGTTGGCCCTCAGTGGCACGAGAGCCGCGACTACTGGCGCCAAGAGCTTGCGAAGCATTTCCCCGAGCCCTCCAAAGCCGAGGCACTCAACGCGAGGAAACGGACATGACGGATAGACCCGCGATAAAGCCGCTTGAGTGGGGAAAGACCAGCTACGGCACGCCAGAGGCTAACTCCGTTGCGGGGGTCTACCGCATCAACAGCGCCCATAATGGCGGCTGGTCGGTAGTATTCAAAACCGATGTCCTACGCGACAGCGATGGTCGCACGAACTTCGCGACAGTCGAAGCCGCAAAAGCCGCCGCACAGGCTGACTACGCCTCCCGCATCCGCTCCTGCCTTATCGATAAGCCGGAGGCGGGAGAGGCGGAGAGCATCGAACGCATCGTCGCGCTGGAAGAGGCGTTGAAAACCACCCTCGCCTCTCTCGTCGCTACGACGAGCCTTATTATCCGCGCCGAAGACCTGAAGGTGAAACCGAGCAAAGCCGTAGCGTCCGACAAGATGTTTACGCAGATGCTTAAGGACTACGACAAGGCAACGATTGCCGGTCGCGCCGCACTGGCTCCGGATGAGGGCGAATGATGAAATCCGCCCACGACGACCAAAAGCCAGTTGCAGCCCTGATCCGCGAAAACCAGTTCCTGCGAGATGTTGCCGAGAAGGCAATACGCCTGCGCCGCATCGGCATGATGCTGGATGAGCTTGAAGACGTACAGGAGCGGTTGGTCAAGGAAACGGGCGGCGTCATGTCCCGATCTGGAACCGGACGCATGATGGCGGAAATCTCGTTCAAGACCGCACTCGATGACTTTGACCAAGCAGTCCTTCGCGCCACTGAAGCGCGCATGGATTGGGCAACCAAGGAGAGCCAATCATGAAATCAGAATGGTGGGAAAGAATGGAGAAAGAAACCAAGGAGACCCTTGCGCGCGTCGAAAGGGCCGTTGCCAGCGGCATGTCGCCAACCGAAGCCATCAACCATAACGCGCACACCGCTGAGAGCTATTCTGCGGCTCTCAAGGAATACGGCTTGAAGCCGGAAATTCCGGACTGATGGAGGATAAGTCATGCTCTATTCGATGAACGACATTCTACTGGCAGCCCGCCGGGCTCATACCCCACAGTTTGACCGAATGGACGCTGAGATCAGGAAGTACGCCTTGGAGCAAATGCGAGCTGCATTGACCGTGGCTGTTGCTGACCTGGTTAAAGCCGGACGGTCAATCCTAGACAATGGGGCTGACCCGGAGGACGGTGCTCTCGATACCGCGCTGGAGCCGTTTGAAGAGATTATCCCATACTTCAGCACGGTTTATGGCGACGGCGCCCATGATTTGACGGAAGCGCAAATCTCAGCCGCCCTCTCTTCCTCTCCGCTCTCTGCGGGGGATGCGGGGGCGGCAGATGGGGAGCCGGTTGCGTGGCCGATCGATACCGACGATCAGGTCGAGGCGCTTGCTCGCGAATGCGAATGGGATAACCGCAAATACATGACGCCGAAGGATTATGCGATCTGGTGCGAGCGCATGAGGAAATTCGCCCGTCTCGCCGCCCTCTCCGCAGTGAAGGAGAACGAACGATGACACTCTCTGAATTGATTGCCGCTTACGGCGACGACATCCAGTTCCAGAACTTGGACCAATGCGCCGAGCGCCTGGACATGAAGAAAGGTGTCACGAAGATCACCTTCGTTACAGAGCAGCCGATCAGCTTCGACGGGCTAGAGCGGCTAGGCATCGTCGTTTGGATGGACCGCGGGCGTGCCACCGATCTGATCAATTCCCGCGCCGACCTCACCAAGGATACCAAGTAATGGCCCCACGCAGACGATGCGAGAATTGCAGTCATTGGGCCAGCACCGACCGCGTGTGGGGGTCGTGTGGATATGCGTCTAGCCGCGATGACGGCTACAAGATCGCTCACGCCACTTACGTCCGTGTTGGACGTGAAGAGCAAGCCGAGCTTGAGACGAAATTCAATTTCGGTTGCGTGATTTGGAAATCGACCCGCGCCGCCCTCACCCATGAGCCCACCCATGAATAAAGACCGGAAGGACTTGGTGACGGAGAAGATGGCCGAGGCGGCGGCCCGCGTCCTGAACAAGCGCCTTGCCGAAGAGAACGGATTGCACGGCGTCAGTCGCGACATGATCGAAGCCGCCCTTGCCGTGCAGGAATCCGAACTCCGGTTGTCCAATGAATCCTGTCCTCGGTGCCACCGCACCATCGCATCCAAAACCGAACAGAAGGAAACACAGAAATGAACGCGCGCTGCGGCACCACCCGGCTCGTGATCCTGACCCGGCGCTACGCCTTCAAGCTGCCGAGCATCAAATCGTGGCGGCTCTTCCTCATGGGTCTGCTGGGCAACATTCAGGAGCGCCAGTTTGGGACAATCGGATGGGACGGGCTTTGCCCCGTCCTGTTTTCCATCCCCGGCGGCTGGCTCGTCGTCATGCCCAGGTGCAGAGCAATTACGGCGAACCAATGGGACAATTTAGATTTCAACAAATTCGTGGACCGGGAAGACTACGTGCTGCCGGTCGAGTGCAAACAAGACAGCTTTGGCTGGCTGAACGGAAAGGTGGTGGCATATGACTATGGAAGTTAAATGCGGATTGCTGGTATGCCCGGTCTGCGAGTCTTCGAAACTGAACGTACAACGTACCTCTGTCGCATGCCTTGAATGCGGCGAGCCACTTTGGAGTGCCGCTTCCCCCACAACGGCTTGGTCTGTAACTGCGGACATTATTGTCGCCGCCCCTCCACCCAGGTTTTCGCCAGAGAGGCCATACGGCGTCACCATAATCACTGACGATGAACCTGTTTTCGCGCCCCCCGGCTGCCTCATCGATAAGCCGGAGTCGGGAGCGCAAAGAGAGCTTCGAGCAATCAGGGAAGGCATCGAAGCGTCGGCTTGGCACTACGTTGCCGGCGAGAGGATGAAGCGCATCCTTGTTGCCGAGACTGCAATTGCGAGGATAGACGCCGCCCTCTCCTCAGCCCCCGAAAAGCCGACAACTGGAACCCCGCACTTCGAACCCGTTTTGAACGGGCCGGAGCTTTGGGAAATCGTCTTCGGCGTCCTTGAAGGCGATGTGCCAGACGATTTGACCGACGAGGTTTTCCAGAGGATTGCGGACGCCATCAACGAGGCATTCCCTCGCGCTGAGTGTCTTCTTGACCCATCGAACATTTATGCCGAACCCCTTCTCGATAAGCCGGAGGCGGGAGAGGCGCGGGAGCCGACGCCAGAAATGATCAAGGCCGGCGAAGAAGCCTATTGGCGCAAGCACTGCGACATGACCAGTCCGACGCCCACAGAAGAACCCGGTATTGGGCCAATTGGGTACGCCTACCTCGCAATGCGAGCGGCCGCCCTCTCCTTCTCTCCGCTCTCTGCGGGGGATGCGGGGGAGATCAAGGAGGTCAAATAGATGCAGAACGCCGATCTATATGCCGCGTTCAAGGCCCATACCGAGGGCGCTACACACTTCACGCGCCGCATGGCGATCAACATAGCAGACTTCTTCGGCACTACGCCACGCCGCGTTGTACAGCAGCTAGAGCGCCTTTGGATACTCAAGGAAGGCTCATGGGATTGGTTCGTGGCGAATGGCGGCATCACGCGCGCACACGTCGAAGAAGCCCGCGCCGCCCTCAGAGACGGCAATGGGGGTGGCGAATGAAGAATCCGAACGCCTACGTCTTGCGCGGCTGGGGCATAGTCAACCCCTACGGCGGAATCTGGACGCACGAGATATTTGCCACGGAAGATGACGCACGACGCCATCTCGAAGAGTTCGGCAAGTCCATGAAGCCCTGGAACCCGAAGGGGTTCCGCTTTGTCCGCGTGAAGCTGACTGTGGAGGCGGAGGAATGACCTCAATCACCGGGATCGTAGAATCTCCGCCTCCCGCCCACCGGCTTCTCTTTCGGGGCTGGGATGATTTCGTCAACGTCCTCGGCTCTGATGGTGATCGGGTCTGGCAGCGTCGGGAACCGGAGCGAGATCAGGCCATCGGGCCAGAGTCTCGTCACCTTCCATGTGAGGCGCACTCGGTCGCCTTTGCGGAGTTGCCTAGCCATTCTCAATATTTGGCGCTCGGAGGCGCGACGACAAGATGACAGTCCAGATCATCCACGGCGACTGTCACGAAGTCCTCCCCAAAATGGAAGAGGTCGACATCGTTGTGACAAGCCCTCCGTACAACCTAAACAAGGTTGCGTCTGGCGGCGGCTCCTCAAAACGCAGCTACGATGGCTGGTATCCGGATGACCTTCCCGAACTCGACTATCAGCAGAAGCAGAGGTCTGTCCTAGCTCTGCTGAGAGAGAAGACGCGCGGGTCTATCTTTTATAACCATCGCATCCGCTATGCATGGCACTCTCGAAACAAGTACCGCCACGTCAACAACATCTATCACCCGCTGCACTGGCTGGAAGACTTGCCGATCTGGTGTGAGATCATCTGGCATCGCGGCGGCACGACAGGTCACGCTAACGGTCGGTTTCGGTTGGCTGACGAGCGAATCTACCAAATCGGCAAGCCGCATGTCTTTCACGACCACGGTTGGACGACAGTCTGGAACATCAACCCGACGCGCAATCAGGGACACGTTTGCTCGTTCCCGGAGGAGCTTGTCGAGCGCTGCATCCTATCGAGCACAAACCCAGGTGATACAGTTCTTGACCCGTTCATGGGATCGGGCACGGTCGGAGTTGTCGCAAAGCGGCTCGGACGGCGTTTCATCGGCATTGAACGGGAACGTGAATACGTGGAGCTTGCTCACGACCGCATTTTTTCCAATGCACCAACAGATTTGTTCTCTCGATCGGATGACGCAGCATGACCGACCGGACCTCCTCCCCCATCTCGAAAGCCTACGCCGCCCTAGATCCCTCACCGGCAGGAGATAGCCGGGATGCGCTGATACAGCGGCTGATGAAGGCGTTGTCTGGATTTGCTGAAGCAGCGGATATCTTCGAGCGTGAGTACGGCGACAAGATGCAACCTGACACCGGCTGCAACATAAAATTCTCAGCCTTATGCGAAGCGCGCGCCGTTCTCACCGCAGTCAAGGAGATCAAGATGACAGAGAAGTTTGAGCTAACCAAAGAAGACGGCAAGGCGATCTGCGCCTTCTTCCAAGAATTCTTTCAGCGGGGCGAACTCTCGGACGAAGAGAATCTGCTCTATTTCCGAGTCATCGCCGCTGGCGACTTCGGCCGCCCCGTTCCAGACCACGCAAGCGGCGGGGGCATCTCGGAATGACCGGCATTTCTTCCCCCATCACAGACGCATGGCTGGCCTTAGATCCCTCAGTGCGATCCCAAGCCGAAAGAATCGCAGGGCATTACCGGCATCTGACTTGGCCCGAGACCCTGCTTTTGATCGCGACGGCGATTGTCGAGGAGAGGGAGAGGCATCAGCCCACAGCGCCGAACCGCGTTGATTTTGCCGAGGACGGAACGCTTGACGAGGTCTACGCCTCGAAAGGCGCCCACCTTGAGCACATGGGCTCGGGCAACTGGTTCCTGATCTTCTACCACGAGGACGGAAGCGGATCTGCATTCTGGTTCAAGTGCAAAGAATTGCTCCGGCCGAATTGGGAGACCTACGAGGCGAAGGAGAAACGACCGCCACCCGCCCCGCTCCCCTCCTCTCAAGAGAAAGGAGAAGCCGATGCCTAACTTCTACGACATCACCGATCTCATCAATGCTGGCCTCGTCGGTGTGCATATCGGCGCGGCCCTGATGTTCGCCGCCAATCTCGTGGATCGGTACTTGAACAAGGGGAGATGAAGTGAGCCCAAGCCTTCCCTATTGGCCGGCGGCAATGGACCTGAAGTCGGCCGCTGCATATTGCGGCATCTGCGTTGACACCTTCAAGAAGGTCTGCCCCGTGAAGCCGCTGCAATTCACGGAATCCACACGCGGCGAGCGCTATTTGCGTCAGCGCCTTGACGAGTGGCTAGTCACGCTCGATCCAAACAAGCAGAATGCTGCCCCGAAACGCAAATTCGGGGAGCGGCTATACGGTGGTCAAGGTGAAGCTGGAAGGGCTTAACATCGTCCGCGCCCGCGGCAAGTGGTATGTCTATATCCGTGACACGAAGGAAAAGCTGCTCGGCGGGTTCGAAGGCAGCAAGACCGATCTGGAAAAGCGGCTGGCAATGCCGGACTTCATGGCCACCTACAACGCCCGCCGCGTCCGCGACCTGAAGCGTACCTATCAGGAGGGCACGCTCGGCGCTCTCGTCGAATGGTACGAGAACGAGTGCCCGAAATATCAGACGCTCGCGGAAGCCACTAAGGACGATTACACCAAGGCGTTTCGCTATCTGCGCCCCGAGTTCGATTATGAGCTCGCCGACATCACCCAATCAGACCTTTACGATCTGCGCGACAAATGCGCGAAAGAGAAATGGCCGCGGTTCGCCGACAAGATGATATCGGCGCTGTCCTCGATGTTCACCCAGGCTGTGAAGCGCAAGAAGATGCAGGGCAACCCTGCCCTCGGCATCGACAAATGCCACAAGTCCGATCCGAACGCGAACCGAGAATGGCGCAAAAGCGAGTGGGAATATGTGGCAGCCAACGCGCCGACTTACCTACTCACGCCAATGATGATCGCGCGCCATGCCGGCTACCGCGGGCAAACGCTCGTCAAGCTGCGCTGGAAGGATTACGGACCGCATCCGGTCTATGGCTGGAAATGCTTCCAAAAGGTCGCGAACAAGAACAAGGAACTTGTGATGGTCCCGGCTGTCGAGGAGCTTCAGGACTATCTCGACAAGCTGGGCCGGACGGCGCTCGAGATATGCACGCGCCAGGACGGCACGCCGTGGGAGTCGGAGGTCCAGATGCAGACGGCCGTCAGCCATTACCTGCGCGATCTGGAGAAGGAAGGACATATAGGGGAAGGAACGACGCTGCACGGTCTCAGGACAACGTATGCGGCCGATCTGAAAAGATCAGGCGCTGAGACCGGAGATGTAGCCGCCGCGCTTGGCGACAAGTCGGAGCGCATGGGCGCTCACTACACCCGCCACGTCGAAAACGAGGCGAAGGTGATCAGGGCTTTCGAGGGGAAAAAGAAGAGGTGAGAGGAACGTGGGGAGAACAGGTTTTGCAAAACGCGAAGGATCGGCTGCAAAACAAACCCTTGACGGAATCGCCTAACTGCTTGAAAAGCAAGGCACGCGGACGTGGCGAAACTGGTAGACGCAAGGGACTTAAAATCCATTAACTGCGTTGATTTTGCTCAATATTCGCTGCAAACATGGTTCCGTTTTACGACTGAAAACGACGGAACAAAACGAGATTTGCAAAACATTTTGGCCCTGAGATCACCCCCCGAACCAGCTTTTCACCCCAGCCATGATCTTGCCAATGGCGTCGAAAAACATGACCGTACCGACGGCCATGCCAAGGATGAATACAATCACGATTCGCACGGCCTTGCCGACCCGCTTGATCGAGGTGACGAGTTTCACGCCCTCTGCCAATGTCTCGACGTCTTCCTTGCCGAGTCCTTTCAGGAACGCTTTTGTTTCGGGCGACAGGTCATGCAGGAATTCGAGTTCATCGCTCATACCGGCGCTCCAAACATCAGAGTGGGATCAATCCCGGACGCGACGATGCACGCGACCTCTGGCTGAACGCGAAGGCTGACCCAGGAGCCGGCCTTATTGACGAGCAGGAGCGAGACGGTTGCGTTGCCGCGCTCGACGCCGAACCATCGCTCTTCCATGCCGTATTGCGTTCTCAATGCTTCCATGACTGCCTTGCGGGGACCGCAGCCGCCGACGGTGACTTGCTGTGCGACGGCAGGCTGTACCCAGATGCAGAATGCGATGAACGCCAGCGCGATCAGAGACAGCGCGCCCAAGATGATTCCTTTCATCATTGCTTTTCCCCTTTCGCCAATCTGGTTTTCAGGTCGTCATAGAAGGCAGCACAAGCCGCCTTGATCTCGTTCTCGTTCTCGCGGACGACACGCCAGCGGAGTTGAACGCCGCGCCACTTCTCGCCCTCTTTCGGGTTCACGCCGCCGATTGCATCGCGGCAGGCTTGCGGTAGATCGGGAAGGATCACCGCCGCCCTCGCCTGTCCTTGCTGGATGGCGGCTTGCTGAAGGCGCTTATTGGTGCTCGCGCAGCCACCGGAGATCATCAGGACTGACGCGAGGAGCGCCGTCGTCATTACGGTTGTCGGCTTCAATGTCCTGCTCCGCTTTTTCGAGGATGGCTTTGTTTCGGCTCTGCAAGGCCGCGTAGCGCTTCCGGAACTCTTCTGCGGTCTGTGCCGCTGCGAGCGCTCTACGGCGTTCCTCGGCAAGCTGAGAGGCGATTGCATCGCGTTCCGACTTCTGGACATAGCCGGCGAGCGCCTCCCGCCGCACCATCGGGTCGTCTATGAGCCCGTCGTAAAGAGAGAACATGGCGAAGGCTGCGAGCGCGCCGACGGCGATATACACGTAGTCAAGAAAGCGCCCGAGCATGTCAGATGCCTTCCAAGCAAAGCCGGCGCTCATCCGCCCGCCGGTTGACCAGCCCCTTCACCACCTTGCCGCCGGCACGGTTCCACATCGGAATTGCATTGCACGCCCCGACGATGTCCCCGGCATTCGCCTTGCGAGCGACGGTGGAGCGGCAAAACGCCCGCTGGCCGATGTTGTAAGAGAGAGACAGGAAGGCGACGTAGGAGTTGGCCGGGATGCTATCCGGCGCCACCAGGCAGGAGCGGATTCCCTGTTCGAACTCGATAAGCCCGTCGCCGAGCATCGCCTTGCATTCCTCGACGGTGTAGCTGTCGCCCATCTTCACGCCGCGGGTCTCGCCGAAGCACACAGTCGGGATTCCGACAACATCGCGATAGGCGACCGTGCGCAGCCCTTCCCATGCGCCGACAAGCGCGATTGCGGCCGCACCGATCGCCGTCATCTTGCCGGCCTTCTTGAGCCTACTGGTCATCGGAGAATTCCTTCTGAGCAACGATGCGGGCGATGAATGCGCCCCCGACCGTGAGACCGGACAGGGCGGCAAAGACGCCGGCAGGGATGGGGAGAAGGCCGTCGAGCAGCGGTAGCGCCACCTCGAAACCAGACAGGAGCGCGGCAAGGATCATCAGCCGGACGGACCAGGCCCGCCGCAAAACCTTGCGCCAGTTCGGGACGGGTTTCATGATGAGGTTCCCTTTACCGGCACCACCGCAGGGTGGAGGAAAAGTTCGCGGTCATCTCGATCGCGTCGACCGTGGACGGCTCGACGACGACGAGCCCGAGATCGAGCGGCCCCGTGCAATGGTCCAGCCATTCGACAAGCCGCCGCAGCATGTCGATGATCTCCCCGCGTATGACGCCGCAGACCTTGTAATTGCCCTGCATGAGCTCGAAGACGGGTTCGGCGCCGGTCATGCCGACGCGGATGTGTGGGCGGTTCTTCATGCGGCGGCCTCAAGGATTGCGCGGCGAACTCGGCTGATCTCACCGAAGAGCGCGTGATAGGTGATCGTTTGCAGTGACCGGCCGGAGTTGAAGCCAGCGCCGTAGTGCCAGGCGTCCATCGGGATAGGTGCCTGATGGCTCTCCATCACGACGCCTTCACCCTCTGTGACGAATTTCTGTTTGTGGTGGACGTGGAAGCCATGGACGTATCGAAACTTCGTCCTGCCCCAGTCCTCGGCCCGACGATGGGCCATGATCGAGGCCATGTCCTGCAGCTTGACCGTATGCCCGTGCGTGGCGCCAAGCATCACGAGGCCGTGGACGTACCAGAAGAACAGCGACGGATCGACATCGACTGTCACCCGCGGTTCGTTGCGGTAGTAGGCGAGCAGGAAGTAGGCGACGGCGATTGCCGAATACTCATCATGGTTGCCGGGGAGGATGCGGACGAGCACCCGCTCATTTCTCGCCAGTGCCGCGTCGATTGTGCGAACCTTCAGCCGTATGGCGACCTCGAGGCCCTTCTGATGGCGCTGGTCTGCCTGGAGAACGTTGCCTGATTTTGCCGTTCGGTTGTCGTTGTTGTCGGCGTGGAGCAGATCACCCCCACCAAGCACGATAGCCACGGCAGCCGCCGGCGACCGCTCGATAGCATCCTCTATGCCGGCGCCGATGGTCTCTTCGGCAATCTTTAGATCCCAGTTCTCGCTTGCTTCCTTGCCCCAGACTTGAAGGTTGATGTGCCAGTCGTTGCAGGGAATGAGCGTCAGCAGATGGCCGTCGTACGTGTCAGGCGCTGTAACCGTCGCCCTGCGGGGCGCCTCGTAACCCTCGAATGCGCCCTTGAAGAAATCGGCGATGGCTTGCGGGTCTAGCTCCCCTTCCCGCGTCTTGACCCACTTGGCGATTTCCCGCCCGTCCGGGCCAATGAAGGCAGAGACGCCCTTGATCTTGTGGCCATCGGGCATTTCGAATAGCGGACCCTTCTCAGGCCGCTGTTCCACTGTCGTTCCGCGTGGCCCTGTCTGGACGCGGGTAACTTCGAACCCTTCCATGACCGGAACGCCATCGGCCGGCTGCAGCAATCCCCGCCGTGCCGCCCTCTTCAATCTGTCTTGCAGCGTGCCGCGGGCTATTCCCAATGCATTGGCCGTCTTCACCTGATTGCGGGTGTGCGCGAGATACACCTCGACCGTCTGCCGCAGCACGTCGTCAGGAGTAGACATGGGCGTCACCTCATGGGGCGGCAAAGTTGCTGGTTGATATTCGCTGCAACCGTGCGAAAGTGCGCAGGGCTCCGAAAACGCCATACTGACTGCAGCAAAAACATATTCGAGATTGCGGGCGGGCCGCAGCGGGCGGCGCGCGCTTTAGGTGGACCTCCCGGCTTTGGCCACATCGTGGACAAAAGAAAACCCGCCTCAGAGGGCGGGTTCGGCGCGGGATGTGACTGTTCAGGGTTGATTTTCAGCCCGCGAGGACGATGCCGCATATTTTATCGTCGGGATATTGAAGTAGCAGGTCGCACAGATGGAAGCGGCCGCAACAGCCATGCCCGCTAATATGTCCACGAGATAATGGCCACCAACAGGAAGGGCGCCGATTATCAGAATGCCATTAATCACGAAAATGGGGATGCGCAATGTAAGTGGCAATTTGCGGGCTGCAAAGCATACCAAAATCGCCAGGACCGTATGGAACGATGGAAAGGCTATAAGACCTGTTCCTTTGTCGAGCATAAAAGCAGCCCCGGATCGTAGTGCCTGATACTGTTCTAGATGCCATCCACCGGCTATTTTTTCATATGCGCTGAAATCAAGGTCCGTTGGCTGGAAGTAAGCAACGGGCCCTATGGCTGGGAACAGAGCAGAGATACTAGTCGTTGCCAATCCTGCCACTGTGGAAGCGGCGGCAAATTCTAACAGGGCTCTTTGCTGCCCAGCCGCCACAAAAACGAACGGCATCGCCATGAACTGCCAATAGTAGCTGTGGTAGCAGAATTCCAAAATTGCCGGGATGTAGGGAGTTCCGCTCGTGAATCTCAAAAAAGCCAACCAATTGAAGCCCAGTGCATGGTCTAATGCGACCAATTGGGCGTCCACGAGTGCTCCGCTAATCGGGACGGCCACATAGCTCAGAATACCCGCTGTAACGAAAGCTGGAATCATAAGGGCGAGATAAAGCGTGATTGATCGAACGGTTCGGAATGTTGCAGCAAAGGCTCGCCCAAAAGGAGATATGTCATCTCGCGCCCAGTAGGAAGCGAATGCGCTGAATGCTAACAGGCCGACAATGACTGTTTCGAGAAAGGCGAAACTGCGCACCATCATCTTGTCCACAGTGATATTGGTCAGCGGCAGGAGCTGAATCAACAAGACCAGAGAAATCATAGCCACGCATATCGGGATGGCGATTAGCCTATCAACTCTCAAGAACACCCCTCCTCCTTCAAATAGTCGCGAAAAAGTTGCAGCATTCGTGACGTCTACGCAAGAGTTCATAGTCAACTCCCTTTATGGGCGCGGGTATGCTGCTGTTGGCACCGTGAAGCCGGAATCGGAGGCGTAGCGGGCCGCGCCGTTGGTGATGCGCAGCTCGTCCAGCCATCCGTTCATATCGACGGTCCCTGTCGATCTTTGCGCACCTATGCCTAGTGCGGCCGTGCTGTTTCCGACAGCAGAGGGGAACGCGCTGCCTTTCATGACACCATCGAGATAGATCCGCAGCTTACCGGATCCATCCATGTCAGCTGCGACGTGATACCAAACGCCTGTCGTCATTCCTGCCCCGCTGGTGGTATATACACTTGCGCCAACAGCGAAAGAGATTTCGCCAATAGTCGCTGATCCTGTCAGCGTCCATCCGTTGGCTATGCCGCCGTCCTGTCCTATGATCCCGCGATTATTGGAATCCAGGGTGATCCAGCGCACCCAGCATTCGACAGTCCATTGGCCCCCTAGCGCCCAGTCATCAGAATCGGAAGCCGTAAGCCGATCGCCGGACCCGTCGAGGAGGAGAGACGCGCCGCCGAATTTCGACTCCGCCGTGTCGATTTGCGCGTTGCCGACGAAGGTCAGCGCGTGCGCCGAGTTGCTGTCATCGCTCGTCGTGGTCGCGCCATCCGCGCCATTAAAGCCGCACAGCAGAACGACATTCGCCCAATGCTGGTCGGCGCAGATCGTCAAGGAATTTGACGTCGCCGGTGTCGAACCGCCGGCATTCGTCGCAGTAACGGTACAAGTAATGTTCTGCCCGGCATCACCGCCAACGAGCTGATAGGTCGATGTAGTCGCGCCGGAGATATTCACCCCGCCGCGCTTCCACTGATAGGTGTAGCCGGAGATGGCGCTGCCGTTGTCGTTCCACGTTCCGTTGGTGGTGGAAAGCGTCTGGCCGACCCAGCGGTTGCCGGTGATCGCCGGCAGAACAGTGTTCGTTGGCGCTTGCACGTCGGACTCGACCTCTAGTGTGAACGGATCGAGGTCGGCCATATCACTTGCGCCATCGGTCACCCGCACCGAAAGGCTGGCGAACGTCCCGGCCTCGGTCGGTGTGCCGGAGACCTCGCCCGTCGAGGAGTTGATCGAGATGCCGGCCGGCCAGTCGCCGACCAGAGAATAGGTGTAGGGCGGGGCGCCATAGCTTGCAGATACTGTGAACCCGGCATAGGGCTCGCCCTCGGTCGCCGTGGTCACGGGCGTGCCGGATAACGTCAGCGGTGCGAGGATAACCGTGATCTCGTGCCCCTGCAGGCTCTCCAGCCCGTCGCGTTCCGCCGTCACCCGCACAATGGCTTCGTCGACCAAACCGGCTGGGCTGTTGTTGTCGTAAAAGGCCGACAGCGGCACCTCATAGCTCGTGCCCGTGATGCCGCTGTGGACCTCGAGCACATTTCGGTCGGCATCCATCACCGTGATCGTCGTCGTCTGTCCCGCTTCCGGCGTCACGTCGGCGGCATCCCAGGCAAGGATCTGGCTGTCCTCGGTCAGCCGGTTGCGTCTTGACCAGGCAACGGTGAAGGTCGGGGCGGGAGACGTGCCGACCTCATCGCTCACATCGACGGTGCCGAAACCGACGCCCTCGAATGTGACGTTGGCTGGCCTGAGCGGCAGCCACGGGCGCGCCGTCATGGTGTAAGAGACGATCGGCGCGTCATCGATTGACAAGAGCCCTAGCGACGTTCGGATCAGCACCTGATAGTCGACGGTCTCTCCCTCGGAACGCACCTCGTTGTCGGCATAGATCATCGTCTCGTCGACAAACCAGACCGGCGTGCCGGCCGGCCAATCCTTCGGCGTCGTATCCAGAACGCCGCGCTTCATCGTGTAGGCAGTCGGCGAACCCCCAAAAGCCGAGATCAGGCAGAGTTCGCTGTCGTCCTCGCCGGTCCCCTCGATCAGCATCAGGCCGCCGACCTCCGGGCCGTTGCCCTGCGTTCTGTCGGGAAAGGAGATGAACAGCGTCTCGATCTCTGCGTCGATGTCCGTCTCGAGCGTGCCCCTGCTGGTTATCGTCTTCGTCCCAAGCGAATCGACGCTCACGTTGCCGGCGGCATCCACCACCTCGCCATAGAGTTCGAATTCGGACGTATCCTGCCCGTCTTCCGCAGCCAAAACGCCGGCGAAGACCTCGGGGTATACCGCGCCTTCGGAAACGCTGGCGCTCACCTCCTGCACGACTAGGAAATAGGGAAGCGTCATCACCAATGTCGCGTCAGCAGGAGAAGGCTCTTCCGACGAATCCTCCCATTCCGTCGCCGGCGGCACGGTGTACTCGGCGAGCGCCAGAGAAAAAACGTCTTCGACCAGTTGCGCCTTGACGACGGAATCCCCCGGCTTTCCATAATCGACCGGGCCAACGCGCATGACGATCTGTTCGACGCCGTCATCGGCAGAATTGAGGATGACGACATCGCCAGGAAGCAGGTTCCAGGCTTCTCGATTGACCTCAATGTCGCACGATGCAAGCGGCGTTGCGGCGGCGCGAAGGTCGCGCTGAGCGAGTTTCATCGCCAGTTCGCGGGTGCGCACGCCGTAGTAGTTGCGCCCATCGGAAACGATGCCGCCCTGCGAAGAGATGTTTGCCAAGTCCTGAGCGACGACGGTCTCCTCCTCCTCGTTCTCCGGGTTGGTGAAGGTCACGATGATCTCGTTGACAGTCTCGCCCCAGAGCTTTCGCGAAAAGTTGGTCACGACGGAATTGTCTGGCGTGAATTCAGGCAGGCCGGTGATCGCATAGTCATCGCGGATCAGTTTCAGCGTCAGCTTGCCGTTAAACGGCGAGACGAACAGCGTCGCCTCGATGTGGTCGATTATCTCGGAAATGAACGCCTCGATCGTGGACTGCTGCGTCCAGATCATCGACAGGCCGAAGCGCTCACCGTAGAGAACGACTGCGGCGGCTTCGAAGCTATCGACATCAATTGCCGAGACCGGGGCGCCCATGCCCCATTCGGTATTGGTCAGGCACTCGTAAATGATGTGGGCCGGATTGGAATCGAACTCACCCGCGGCCAGCGGGAACATCAGCACATGCGCCCCATCATCGGTGAACGTGTCGAAGATCGCGATCGCCTGCTGACCGCTGGAGAAGCCGGCGTCTCTCTGGATGCTGGTTGTGATCCCCCATTCCGTCAGAAGCATACGATCTGTCTGAGTGCATGTAGCGACGTCGTAAAAGTAGATCGCCTGGGCATTGCTGCCGGAAACCGGGCCTGTTTCGAAGAACACCGCTTGGCCGCTACCGTTAAGGATGCGCCGAGACCGCACCGGCTTTGTGTCGGACGTGCCGTCCCACTGCCCGGAACTGCTGGAGGCCACCACGCTGGTAAGGTCGGAATTGAGCGTCGCAACCTTGCCGTTCTTGGAGATCGCGAACCAATAGTCCAGATCGGGAACGTATGAAATACTGCCGACTGGGTCCGTGGAAGTGACTGCCCACCCGAGCAGAGCGAGGAAATCGACGGTCACCACGCTGCCGAGGCTCACGGCAGACCATCCGGCACGAAAGACCGTGCCATTCCCCGCACGAATGACCAGATAGGACGGCGACGCGATGACCAGCTCGCCGTAGTTGCCTATCCCTGAGTACGCGCCGGACCAAAGATAAGTCCAACCGCTGCCGCCGTTCGAAAAGCAGTGCACCGTCGCGCTGCTCGTATAGAACATATATGTCGTTCCACTGACCACGATTTCCGTCGGCGTGCTGGCCAAGAGGTCATTGGGGTCCGGGCCTATGGTCGTGCCTTTCAGCGAACCGTCGTTGATGTCGTATGCGTAGATTGTCCCGGTCGTGCCGGCCGCCAACACTTCGTCTCGCGACGGCGAGATATAGAACCATAACGGCGTATAGGTGAGATTGATCGCAGCGCGCACGGTTCCAGCCCGTACGTCCTCGATGATTATCTGGCTTTCGGCCGACGAAAGATGAACGATGGTGGAATCGTAGATGTCGAACAGCCGCCAGGCCCCGTCGAGGCCGACATTTGAGACGGTGCGCTCCTCGCGATTGCCGTCGGCCTCGTTCCGGTAGATCCGGGCGTAATCTTCTCCGAGCGGAAGGGAGGCGCGCGCCGTCTTCACCCAGACGCCAGGAAGGTACGGCGAGTTGGCGGTCCAATAGAACCCCTTTGGCGATGCACCCTCGTTCTCGGTGAACCATAGCGACGCGATACCGCGGTAGGCTGGCGCCGTCGCCTCAGTCAAACCGAGCTTTTCCGCGAGCCAATCCGGAATCGTCTGCGTCGGCCCACCTGAGAGGAACGTCGCAGTCCCGACCGCGCCGCCTTCCTTTTTGACGCCACCGAAGAGCTCGGGCTTGTTGATCGCAATCTCGCCATTGGCCGACTGTTCGCCGGTCCAGGCGGATTTCTCGTTGATGATGATCTCGGAGATATAATCGACCGGCCCCCAGCAGATGCCGAAGTGCTCCGACATCCGGTACTGGGTAACCTCCATTTTCGGATCATCGGACTTACCCACGCTCACGCTCCCGCTTCATTTCGACAACACGGGCCGCGAGCGCATCGCCAGACGCCAGGAATCGTTGTTCATCAATGCCGTTCTTGACAAAGTCGCGGAAGTCGAGACCGTGCCGATCGAACCACTCGCGCGCACCGCGGACGCAATGGCCCGCCGCGCGAATGTCATTGATGGTGATGATCATGCTTTCACCTTGAAGGTCTTGCGCGTCTTATCGCCGAACCAGAGCACGTTCAGACCCTTGACGGTCACGGTCCCGAAGACGACGGGGACCGGCCGGCCTGCATCGGCCGTCGGATTGTCCAGATCCTTCATTTCCGGCGGCTGAGCCCGCTTCGGCTTCGGCCGCAGGAGATAGGCGACGACGTTGAAGATGATCGCCAGGAGCAGCGGAATGAACCATCCCATCGTCAGCCCTCAATAGTAGTTGTTGCGGAATCCGATCGGGTTCTTCGTCGGAATCCACGGGCAGCCGCCGAAGTTCTGAATGTTGTCGTGCAAGTTCCGGCAGTCATCCATCTGGTGATTGCAGCCGAGGACGACGCTCACCGTGTCGGAAGCGTTCAGGTCGCGGAGGAGGCCGCCTAGCGAAAGGGTGTTACCTGAGACCGAGAGGATTTTTCGGATCTCGAGCCCGCCGTTGTCGTTCGTCCATTTCACCAGCCCCTCGGTGAACTTCGCCCGGTCGAAAGAGCCTTGCCAGCCGGAATTGAGTGTGATCGAGGTGCCGGAGAGGCTGGCAACCGTCGCTGAGACCGTTGCCGCTGCCTCGCTCGCCTGACACTGTGCGCCATATAGAACGTGCGGGCATCCAAGCTGATAGTTGCGCCTCAACCCAGGCCGACGAAGCGACGAGGAAACCGGCTCTCCGGCAATCACGCATTCGTCGCCCTCGCGCCCGACGGAAAGCACCCGACCCGACCAGCAGACGAGGAATTCCTTCGGGCTGTCAGGGTCTGAAAGATGCCCTTGCCGGATGATCAGCGACATCACCTGCGCCGGCGGATAGACGCGGAACTCTTCCGATAGTTCGATATCCCGCGGCATCCGTATTTGCAGCGTCGACTTGTCGAGCGTGCCGGAAGAATTGACGTTGTCGCGGGTGATCGGCGTCGGCTCGTAGGTGAAGCCTTCGAAGGTGATCGACTGTTCCGCGTCGGTATAGGCGAAAGCCTGCGGCGCGGGCGAATCCCCTTCCGATCCGCCATAGACGAACAGGTACAGCGTCACCGGCTGGCCGCGCTGGCGGCTGGTCTCGATCTGGGAAAAGCTCATATTGTCGACAGGCCCTTCAATCTTCGCTATAAAGTCGCTAACGGCACAAGCGAGGAACCATGACCAAAGAACCGAAAGCGCCCGACGTAGAGACCGCCAAAAGCCTCTTCATTGCCCAAGGGTCGATGAGCGCGAAGGCGTTCGACGCTATCCTCGACAAGCACACGCAAGAACTCTCCGAAAGCGTCCTCAGATCTCAACCGTCAGGTCTTCCAGCATCTGGAAAGAGAGATTGATCTCTGCGACGTCCTCGCGCGGCCAACTCATCGACAGAATGTCCGTCGCGAAGCGCCAGACCGGCAGCCACGACACCCGGTCGATGTCGGCAACCGCGACGTTCTGCCCCCAGGCAGAGCCGACGGTGATCACCGAATTGAGTCCGGACGTTCCGATGTCGGAAACCGTGCGGGTGATCCACGTCCCGTCGGTCTTGCGCACGCCGATCGCCTTGAAAACCGTGCTGCCGGAATAGACGCTATCCGTCTCCGTGCCTGACACGGTGATCGTCGTGCCGGCGGATGTGAGAGCGGAAACTGGAACAAGGTCCTGCTGCCAAGTCGGCATATAGAACTCGCCGCGCCGGCCTTGCATGCGATCGAAGAACTGCCGGATCTCGTCGGCGTGGTCGAAGTCGCAGCCGGTGTATCCTGCCTCCCAGAGCCGCGTCGAAAACGCAATCGGGAAGAACTTCTGCACCCGACCGAAGCCGTAATCGACGTTTCCGACGCCGTCCTGATTGCGCTTGAGGCTGATCGGCAGCCAGCGGTTCGGCCGCTTCAGGAAGACCTCCCTGCCTGCAAGCGTCACTGCTGCCGCGCCATCGTCCTCAACCGGCTCGAGACCAGGATCAACATCGAAGGCGACGGAGACATCCACGACGCCACGCTGCGAGATGATCGGAGCGTCAATGCTGGCGTCGAGATAGCCACGGAGCGACGGATGCAGCCGCGTACCTGCTGGCCATGTGACGCTATCGAACTCGTCGAAGGTGACCGTCGTGCCGGTGATGTCCGAGACCGTGCGGGTGTCGTGGTCGGAACCGTTGACCAGCATCAGTTCCGCGCCGACCGAGATCCACGATGGCACGACGTCGAGCACGACGGAATCATTGCCACCGGCAAGCCCGCTTGCCAATCGCACAAAGCGAACCCGGTCAGGGATGGCCAGTTGCGTCCGCTGGGCAGTCACCATCAGCCGGTCGAAGGCACGGAGGCAACTACTTTGAACTCCGGTCAGATACTGAATGCGCTTGCGCGGCGTCTGCCGGAGCGCCCGACGCTGTTCCTTGCCGGCGCGCGAGGTGATGATCTCCGTGCGGTATTCCCGCGACATCACATAGGGCGCGCGCCGGATGTTTGGCCCGTAAGGGAAGATCGTTGCCATTCCCCTACCCGTTCATTGCTGCTTTGAATGCGCCAGGCTGTGCCCGAACGACATTGAGGATCGTTTTTACCCCTGCCTGAGACGACAGCGCCTGTGACAGGAAGGACTGAGCATCGAAGGTGTTGACGATCTGCGTCCGCGCGTCGACGTTTGGTGCCACTCCACCGGATGCCGGTGCGGCCGACACCCCGCCGATCCTCGGCATCACATAGCCGCCCTGCGCATATCCGCTCATTCCCGCGTTGATGGCCTCCAGAAGCGCCCGGTTCTTCTTGGTGGCCTCCGCGTTCACAACGAACTCCCGCCCGTGTACGACGCCCGCAGGCTTGTTCTTGGCGATGTTGCCGGTGTAACCGCCAGAGGAGAAACCAAGCAGACCGCCCAACAGACCGCCACCGGCCGCGCCACCCGTAAACACGCCGGCGAATAGCTGGTCGAGGGCGATGTCCAGAAGCCGATCGGCGAGGCGAGAAACGGCATTGTAAAGCGCCTCGGTCGCGCTCTTGCCCTGCACCAAGTCGGAGATCAGCCCCTTGATCGAGCTTTGGAAGGCAAAGCCGATCTCGTCGTTGACGGCGGCAAGCTCTTCCTGCTTCTGCCGCAGCCGCTCCGCCGCTTCCGTTGCAGCGTCATAGGCCGCGACAGCGCCATAGCGCGCGTCTGCTTCAGCCACCACGGCCGCACGCACCTCATCAGTGATGGTGACGCCCTGCCGCTGCAGTTCGTTCAGCGTCTCGCGGATCACGCGCTCGCGTTCGCGCTCGGCATTGGAAGCGCCGAGCATGGCTGTTTCGGCACTGATGCCGGCCGTCTCCTCGGCGAGCGCCGCCATAGTTTCGCGGATAAGATCGCGCTGTTCCTGCCGGATTTCGTTTTCCCGCGCCAGCACGGTATTCAGCCCCGCCCGCCGCTCGGCATAGCCGCGGACGTCGTCGACCGTCGCACCGCCGCCGAGGATCTCAGGATTGGCTTTGATCGCGCCAGCGGAAAGCACGTCCGCGACCGGCGTGCCAGGAGCGGCCTTCAAGACGTTGATCGCGCCCTGCGGCCCGAGGAAGTGAGCCAGTTGCAGCGCCGCCTCGTTGACGGAGACGCCGGCTTTCTGGAGCAGCGCGGCATTTTCTCTAGCATAGGCCTCGATCAGAGTCCGCGACGTCTCTGCATCCGTTCGCAAGGCGAGGATCATCTCGCGCGACATGGTGGCGGCACGGTCGGGGAAGTGCTCGCGGAACAGCTTGAGCCAGGTCGATTCGATGAACTGCCCGAGGCCGGTTGCGGTCGAGCGCGAGTTGCGGGCATTGGTATCGCCGCCGCTCTCGGCACCAACGACGCGGTCGACGAAGCCTCCAATCGCCCCCTCGAAGCTGCGCACACCCTTCTCGGTCTCAATCTCCGTCTTCGCCTGGATGCGCGCCGCCGCCTCAGACAGCGCAATGCCGGCATCTTCCGCAGCCTTCAGTATCTGGTCGGTGCGCGTGTCAAGCTCGCGCTCGAACTCGGTGCGGCTCGCCTCGGTCTGGCGCTCACGCAGGAAATCATTGCGCTGACGGTCCTGCGCCTCACGCTCGGACAGTTGGCCAAATCCGGTCGCGCGCGGATCGTCCGCGATGTTGCCGAACTTGATGCTGGCTGCCCGCTCCTGAAAGACGCCGAGCGCCTTGATGGCGTTGTCGAGCGCGGTCAGGATCGGATCGAAAGCCTTCGCGACTGCCTCGAAACGATAGTCCGTGTTTGCGAGTTCATAGAGTTTCTGCTTGGCATCCTCCGCCTTGACGCTACCGTCGGCGATGCCGTCGCGAAGTTTCTCGATCTGCTGCAGCGCTTCAGGAGGCACCTGCGTCCGGTCGACCGAGCGCAAGAGGTGGTCGAACTGCTCGACCGCATCGGCGGTCTTCTCCTCGACCTTCTCCATTGCCGTCGCAAGGTCTTCGGCAGTTTCGAACTTCTGCTTTTCGTTGATCTTGTCGGTCGTCTCGGTGACGGATTCTGCCGCACCGTCCGCAGCCGCCTCGATGTCCTCCAGCACCTTGGCATATCGTTTGCCGGACTCGCTCGCCTTGTCGGAACTGGTCGCGAAATAGAGCGTCGCGGCAGCAGCTACGCCGATCGCAGCGCCCAGAGGCCCAGCCGCGCCGGCAAGCCCGGATAGCAGGAGACCGCCCCGCGCCACCGCCTGCGCCGCGCGCAACTGCGTAACGAACTTGGCAAGAGCAACGCCGGCAAGACCGAGCCTTGCAATCATCCCCCCGATTGACCTCCCGAGGAGTCCCGCAGCAAGGATGCTGGCGAAGGCTACGACCGTGTCAGCCGTCTTGTCGAAGTTGTCGGCGAGCGCGTTCAGGCCAGCAATCAGACGCTGCGAAGCCCCGAGGCTTTCGTCGGACTGGCCGATATAGCGGATGAACTGGTTCTGAATCTTCGCGAAGCTGTCGGCGATGGTCTGGTTGGTCGACGAGAACGCCTTCTCGATCTGCGGCTGAGCCTTCAGGATCGCCTTGAAGACGCGGCCGGTCTCGAGTTCGCCATTGGCGCCGAGATCCTTCAGCCCGCTGATCGTCGTCTTGAACTCGTCGGCGATGGCCTGCGCGATCAGCGGCGCGTTCTCACGGAGGGAGCGCAGCTCGTCGCCCTGGAGAACACCGGAGCCGAGCGCCTGTGCTAGCTGGAGGACGCCGGCCGCCTGTTCCGATGCTGCGGCACCACCGGCCTTGAACGCCTTGTTGACGATCACGGTCGCGCGGGCGACCTCTTCCTCCGATTGTGCGACGTCCTTGGTCGCCCGCAGCAGTTTGGCATAAAGGTCGGCCGTCTCGGTAATGCCGGAACGGGTTTCGTTGGCGATATCGGTGATGCCCGACAGATCGCGACCGGCGCGACCTGCCACGGAAGCGGCGGCCTTGATCTTGTTGCCCGCGACCGTCCAGGCGTCGGCATACTTGATGACCTCGCGAACGCTGAGAGCCGCAGCGATGCCACTCAACGGAGCCGTAAGGTTCCGGCCGAAGCCCTTACCAATATCGTTGAGGTTGCGGTTAAGTTGCTTCGCGCGCTTTTCAATGGCATTGAATTCACGGTTGGAGACCCCGCGCGCCTTCGCCATCTCCTTTTCAAAACGGCGAACGTCAGCCGAAAGCTGAACGATCAAGCGCTCGAGGTCAGTTGCCATGGTTCACCTTGGGGAAAAGGAATGCGGGTTTTCAGACAGCGCCTGACGCGCATGGGGTGGATTGGCGCGGTGATGTTCATCGCTCCGCTGCCGATTTCTAACTTCCTGTTCGAACGGGCATTTTACGTGGACGCCGCCGAGGCCCGTTACCGTAGGACATTGGAAGAGGTCTCGGGCGTCGCGGCTTCCAACAACGTGTCGACCTGGCCGTTTCTGTTGTTGGCCGTCACTTCGATGGTCGGTTTCGTGATGCTGGTCGTCGGACGGGAAACAGTCGAGGAGGGTTAGTCCTTCTTCTGCATCCACGTCCAAAGGTCGTCGGCTTCAGCTGCGGAAAGCTCTTTCGCCGCGTCCGGATCGTTCGCCTTGGCGAAGCCTTCCAGCGCCGCCATGAACTGCCACATCGACATGTCGTTGACTTGCTGCGGCGTGAAACCCATCGCAGCGCCAGCGCCGTAGATTTCGGCTACTCGAAACTTTCCGCTGGGGAGGCTGTCGAGCCGTTCTCCGTCTCCGGCCTTTCGTTTTTTTTTACGGAGTCCTCATCCGGGGCACCCATGACGGCGACGGACAAGACGCCCTGCGCATACACGAGATTTTCCAGAGGTGGCCGAGCCTCAACATAGGCTCTTGTCAGTTTCAGCGCCTTGGCCGGGTCTATCCCGCCGCCGATCAGGCCGAGCCGGATCACGTTCGAAATGTCTTCGATCTTCCAGGCGCCGTTTCCGAGCCGGTCCAGAATGACAAAAGGACCGGCGTCGCATTTCTCTTGCAACTCTGCGAGTTGAGCCCAGGCGAGACGGAACACATAGGTCCCGTCCGCCCAGTCGAGTGTGATGGAGGCGTCGCGGCTCATCAGTTGGTCGTCAGAGCCCGCGTCAGAGCGCCGTCGCTCTGCATCTCAACGTTCGCCGTCACACGGCCGCCCTGCTCGGCACCGAAGGTGAGCGAGGAAAGATGCATCCGGCCGGTGTAGGTGTAGGTCACGAGCGGAAGCTCAATCTCGACCTTGACGCTGACGGAGTCGGTGTCTTCGAAAGCATCCATCCAGGTATCGACCGATTCCGCCGCCATGACCCCTTCGCCTGTGATCGAAGCCGTCAGGCTTTCGACGTCGCGGCCGACCCATGCGGGAGCGTCCGGATCGTCACAGTCGGGGAGGTTGACGTCGGTCAGGTTCTTCGACAGCGCCAGCGACTTCGAGGTGAAGCCGCAAGGAGCGGTGAAGACTTCCGGCGAAGCACCATCGCCCAACAGGACGCGGAACTTGCCAAAACGTGCGGTAGTCGGCTGAGCCATTTAAATTCTCCTTCAGGTCAATAAAAAAGCCGCCTCAAAGGGCGGCACGCTGCGGTCAGTTTGGCGTTGCGCGGGCGGCGCATTGCCGGGGCCTCTCCTGACCACGGCGGCCGGAGATTGGGTGTTGCGTCGGGTTGACGCGATTACGGCTGTTCGGTGATGGCCGTGAAGGTCACGGCGGCGTGCGAGGTCAACCCGTCCGGGTCGCGGAAAGCTCGCGTGATGCGGTGTTCGAAGAGAACCAGGGCATTCGAGGACAGGTCGAACTCGTATCCATGGAGCGCCAGCCTGACCTCGTTGGCGAGGCGCTTGACCTCGGAGAAGCCCGGTTTGCGCGACCAGCAATCTATCTGGATGGTGTGCTCGAAAGTCGTGATGCACTCGGCATTGTCTGAAACAATGTCGTCAGGGCCGAATGAGACGTAAGGGAACGTCGCGTTCTCCGGCACTGGGTCATAGACCCGCTGCCCGATGATCGCCGTCACGCCCGCGAACGACTTCAGCCGCGGCGTGATCGCGCCTTGAAGCTCGAGCGACGGGTCAGCCATTTGCCACCTGCTTAGCAGCTACATTTGTGGCCACGCGGATCGCTCGTTTCACGGACTTGCGGTTTGCCCTCCATGAGACGAAGAAGAATGGTTGAGCCGCCATCTTTTGCGTCCCGAACTCGACCCACCGCGCGTAGTAAGCGTCTGCGTTACCTGCATAAATGGTGATGGTCATATCGCCTCCTAGAGAGGCCTTGACTGCGGAAACAATGCCAGCACCTTTTGGCGCCCGCCCCCACGTCCAACCGATGCTGTTGCGCAACTCTCCATCATCGACAGGGACCAATGACTTCATCATTGACACAATCTGTTCTGCCGAAGACTCCATGGCGGCGCGGATTGTGGCCTTTGCCGTTTTCGGCAGTCGGTCTAGCTTGCGCTGAAGCCGTGCGAGGCCAATCAATTTAGTCGTCACGTCGCTACACCCTTCTCGCAAAGCAGGGAGATAAACTGCCGATCGGTCTCGAACGTGATGTCGCGAATGTTGAAGATGTCGCCGGTACGCTTGTCGACTACCCGCCAATCCGTGGTGATCGTCCGCGTCTGCGAAGAGGACCGAACCCGGATGACCTGCGTGTGTTTGCCTTGAAGCCGGCCCGCCATGACGCTTTCGCCGCCGCGAAGATGGACGAAGCCCGCGCGAACCACGAATTGTTCCTGCCAGTCTGAAACCGTGTTTCCATAATCCACCGGCGAATCGGGGTTCTCCTCGACGCGCGCCTGCAGCCCGACCTTGTAGTAGAGCTCACCCGCGCTGTTCGGCTTCTTCATCGGTTCTCGCCTTCCGCCGCCTTTTGACCGCCTCTGCACGTCCCTTGGCAATTGCAGCCTGCGCACACCTGGTTGTCACCAGATGCTCCGAGCCGGCCTTGTATGCGAAAGTCACCGACCGCAGCGGCTTCCAATCGAAGTCCTTCAGAAACTTCACCATTGGCATCGACTTGTTCCTCGATTGCATCCATCCAGTATTTCGCCGTCCCGTTCCGCATTTCCCTGATGGTGAACTGCTGACACATCAGCGACTGCCACCACTTCACCCGGTCGGGTCGCGGCGGATCGTTGATCATCGCGAGATCGGTTCCGCACACCGGCGCCGCAGGATTCGTCGGTGCGACTATGCACGGGACACCGGCAATCACCGCATCGACCGCGACCTTGCTGGAATGCGTGACAACGACGGACGCGCCATAGAGATCGGATTCCAGCCGACGCCGGCAGCCCTTCTCCCGCTGCACAACCTTTCGGTTGGTATGGCGCCTGACCTTGTCCTTGATTTCGGAACACCAGGCTTGCATGTCGAAGCCGAGGATTCGACCGTATGCCATGCCTGGGAGGGCAAGGAGGACATAGCCGTCCGACTTCGCCTTCCACGGCTTCATGTCGATCGCCAGCCGCTTCATGTCCGGATCGTCAAGCATGACCGGCCAGAACCCGCGATAGGTCAGCGAGTAATAGCCGTGCTCCTGCCCGCGGGCCGACATGTAATAGCCGTTGTCGACGAACCACCAAGGGCGGCCGTCTCTATGGGCGGGCGGGACGATCTGTTCAGACAGCCACTTGTGGCCCCATACGGCGAATTTTCCATCATCCGGCGGGGCCCCGAAGCAGACCCTACCGCCGCAGCCGGCGGCGAGCGCCTTCATGATCCGCTCGGTCTTCTCCTGCCTCTCCGGGGTGATGGCGCACCACATGGGTCACCAGATCATGATGTGATCGCCCGAGATCACCTCAGCCTCTTTCATCCCCCATGACTTCAGCAATTTGACCGCATCCCATTGTTTGCGGCCGTAGCGCTCGGCGTGTGCCGGCTTCTGCTCCACGACGATGACCGGGCGATGGGCCTTGACCGACTGCTCGGCTCCAATGAGGACTTCGAATTCGAACCCCTCGACGTCGATTTTCAGGAAATCCATGTTCCCGAGTTCCAACTGATCGAGCGTGACGACTTGGCACACCTCTCCGCCGCTGCCGACATGCGCGTTTCCGGTGTTGTCTGCCGGCATGTCGATGTGAGCAAGCCCAGGCTCCGCACCTAGCGCAAGGGGATGAAGCGTGACGTTCCTCGCCTCGACGTTGCGTGCGAAGCATTCGCGATGAGCGGTAAGCGGCTCGAATGCCGTCACCTTCTGGAAGTCCAACGCCATGACCCGCGACCACAAGCCGACATGGGCACCGATATCGACCGCATGGACTCGGTTCTCGACGCATCGGAGAGCGGCAGCATATTTCTTGTACTGGTATGTCGCCTTTCCCTCGATGATCGGGCCGGCGTGAAGCTGGCTCTTGAAATGCTCGTCGGCATCGGGAAGCCAAATTCCCAGAACCTGCTTCATTTCCAGTAATCCTCCTGGCGAGCGACCTTCAGATCACCGCGCCGCGATTTTCCGTCCTGCTTTCGGCTGCCCTTCAAGTGATCGAACCACTGACCCAGAGGCCCGTTTACGAGCGGGTGAGAGGTAGCGACGCCGCGGCCTGACAAGGACCGGGAAAGAGCCCCGGTGCGCTTGACGACCTGTTGCAACACATAGCTGTCGTGGAACTCGTCGAGCCGATAGAGCTCGTCGTTGACGTACATGGCCTCAAAGGCGCTGAGATATTCGAGATGCTGCGGGTGGCGCAGATTGAGCATATAGAAGCCGCATTCCGGATACATCTGCGTCCGGTTCAGCCATGAGATCCATTCGTTTTCGGCCGGTGCCAGCTTCTCGAGATCGGCAAGTGTTATCTGCGCGTGGGTGTAGATGTCGCCGTCAAGCCAAATCAGCACGTCACATTCGATATCGCGCGCCGCGTGAGATACCGCGGCCACCTTATGGCTGAAACGCACCGCATCCCAGCGGAAGTCGCGGAAGGTCCGGTGCTTGTTGCGAGACTTGAAACAACCGAGCCACGGAGACGCATCGTCAAGTTCCACGATCTCCGTGCGGCTATCGATCAGGCTCCAGCCTTCGCTGTAGACCCGCAAGGGAACTTCATTCGGCCAGTTCTGGTGGAAACTCTCCATCATCCGCCGGCCGTAGAGCATGAAGCCGTCGGCGTTGAAGGTGGAGACCGCTGCGAATTTCATCGGCTGACTCCCTGCATTTCAACCGCGCGCTTTACTATCTCCGATGACGACGCGACCTTACCGCCGCCGATGCCGAAGAGCGGGACGATGCCGAGCTCTTCGCACAGTGTGAGTTCCGGCGTGTTCTGGTTGGTCCGGTCTCCGCCGTTGGCGAAGAATGTCGGCCGGAGCCTCCGCAGTGCCTCGCACACAGTGCCGTCGCTGTCGTCAACAGCCTCGACCCGCTCCACTCCCTTGATCGCAGCAAGGATGCTTGCCCGGTCATCCCAGCACTGGAAGAAATAGCCTTTCTTTCTGACCAGCCAGGAGTCGGAATTGAGGACCACGACGACCGGCCCGTGCTTGGCGGCGTCAAGGATCATCTCGACATGGCCGGGATGAATGGGGTCGAAGCCGCCCGACACAACGATCATGCAGCGGCTCCCGCGTGGTAGTACGCCTCGAGGAGGCTCTGAGTCTCCTCCGGGCCAGTCACCGGGGACACACGGTTCACTGGCGACGACGCTGCCAGTGCATGAGCGAGCGGCCGGTCGTTACCGCCGGGGCCTACCCTGTCCGCAAAGAAATGCACCGCCTCGCTCTTTGGCAGCATCTCGGCAACGCGCGCCTTGTTCCAGCCCTTTGGGGCGATATCGACGGAGACTTGACCGCCGCACGTTGCCTCGTATGCCGGGAACAGCCGATCGATCTTCTCGACCAGCAAGCCGCGCTCCCCGGTCTCCTTGTCATGCCGTGCGTATGCCTGCCGCAACTCAGGCGGGGCACCACGGCCGACTACCGATACATTGAGCATCCCGGTCCTGCGCTCAATCTGCGTCCCACACCGGACCCGAAAGCTGCTCGCGGCGATCCACTCTTCAACAGTCTGGATGAGCGCAGGATCGAAGTCGTGTTGCTCCGCGCTCACAATCTCGCCTTCAGACCAGAATTCGTTGCCGGCACAGGCATAGACGCCAGCCAAGCGCAACCGAACGCGCGCCGGGATCTGCTCCTGCACCTTCGCGTAATCGCTGCCGGTGACGACGTAGCAGCGATACGATGACGCCAGTTCAATGAGCACCGAGGCGAGATGATCCGTCATAGGCTGCCGCGGTGCCGTCAACACTCCGTCCATGTCGAAGAGCAGGATCGTCATGCAGCCCACCGCGCGAGCTCGGCGTGCCATTCGTCCGCATAGGCGCTGTTCTCGTATCCCGGCATCGTCGGGATGCCGTCGGTGAAATGGACGATGTCCGGGACAATCTCAGGGTCGGAGTGGCCGACAAGGAAATTCCAACTCGCGTCGAGCGAACCGATCTCGTCATCTTTCAACCAGCAGAAGGCGTGCAGGTCGCGCCCCGGAACGGAATTGACCAGCTCCGGCGTCAATGCCTTGTTCGACGGGTGCGCGCAGTTGAACAGCATCACGCTCGACCAGTTTTTCCGCGCGTAACGGGTTTGGACCTGGCCGTCCATCTTCGTGCCTTCAGGCGGCTGGTGATTGTGCTTGACGACCATCACCGCCTTGGACTTGTCGAACCGATCGAAGAGGCGAACGACATTCGACCGGACCAGCATGTCGCAGTCCATGAACAGCGCGAGCCCCTGATAGTCGTTCAGGAAAGGCACCAGGAAGCGCGAGCAGGCGAATTCCGTCGCCATAGGTGCCTCGGATATCTCATCCCACAAACGCCCGTCCTTGCGGCTCGTCGGGCGCGTGTAAAGCCCTTGGGCTTTGAGGTGGTCCAGGACGAGACCGCGAACAGGGATCGGCTGCGTCAGGCGGCGGGTCAAAGACGCTTTCGCAACGGCAAAAGCATCCGCCTCGCGGGGATCGAAACCGATCCACACGGACTTACGCATGTAGAGCCTCCTCAAAGGACATTTTCGGATAGGCAGTGAGCGCCGAAACCTCACTGCAATTGATCACCTTCACGCCTCGGACCGCGACCTTCGGCGCTTCTCCGTCGAGGATTTCGCGCCACTTGCGGCAATTGCTCTCCGACGGCCGATCTTTCGTGTAGGCATGCGGCCCGAAGAAATGCTTGCCCCGGTCGACGCGCATGTCGAAGCCGACCAGCAGGATCTTCTTAGCGCCGAATTGAAGCGCCAGGTTCAGGGCGTGAAACCCGGAATTGCCGCCCCAGCCGACGTGCCCGACCTCGTCGAACAGAAGGTTCTGATATGCCTTCTTGATCTCGACCTTGAGGAACCCAAGACCGCGCCATTTCTCGACCGTGCGCTGGTCATACGCGATGCGCTGCCCCTTGTATTCCGTGACACCCCTGTGCGCTTCCCACCAATGGTGATCGCAGGCATAGAGGTATTCGGCCCAGGGGCAGAGTTTCCATGCGTCCTTGACCGCGAGAAACCGGATCTTGTCCTTTCCGATATCAAGCGGAACGCCGGACGCGCTCGGTCCCGACGCCACGACGGCGACCGTCTCACCTTCCCAGTTCGGCCAGTTCATGCGACGGCAGGGTCCCTCAGCGGATAGAGCAACGCCGTAACGGGCATCGGCAAATAGCCACGCTCGAATGCCTTCTCCGCGTCTCCGTCCGGCTCGCGATAGAACTGACCGACGAGAAGGATGGTCGCCATCGCAACTTCTTCCGGCACGCTGTCGAGATCCGCCGGCGAACTGTTGATCGCGTCCAGGTCCATGATCTCGGCCGCTTGGCCCTTGAGATAGTTGATGACGGCGCCGGATGCCGCAGCGATGAGCAGCGGGAGCTTAACCGCGTCATCGTCGGTATGGTCGATATTCAGCGCCGCCTTGCAGCGGTTGACTGTGACGAGAGAGGTCATCGGCCACCTACCGGAGTTTTACGGGAGAAGGAGGAACCGGCGGGTTGCCGTCCTTGCCTGGCTTGCCATCGCGGCCGCGCTTGACGGCAAGTCGCCAGCCATCGCCGCTGTCCGGCTTGGTGGCAGTGTCTTTCTGGGCGATCCAGAACGAGCCGGCCCATGTGACGCCGTCGCCGGCCTTGTATTCGGCGCCTTCCTGATAGACGCCGCGGTCAAGAACAACGGCGAGAGAATGGCGGAACTCCTTGACCTGGTCGCCGCGCACATATCGCCGGATGATCGTGCGGCCGTCGTCGGCCAACTCTTCGGTCATGTCGTCGAAGCCGAGACCGTCAGCCCCATCCTTGCCGTCCTTGGCCTTGAACTCGCCAAGATCGCGGATGCTGCCGTCGCTCATGGTAACAATGACATGGTCGTTGGCGTCACGGATGAAGGACACGGCGTCTAGCCCGTCCTTGCCATCCTTCCCGTCCTTCGGGGCCGGGATAGACGCGATGGCCTTTTCGACCTGTTCCGAAACCATACGCTCGACTTCGGCGGGGTCGATGCTCTCCCCATCCTTGCCGTCCTTGCCGTCTTTCGGCTGAGGAAGCTCGCTCACGCGCTTTTCGACTTCGGCGGCTATCAGCGGCGCGACATCGTCGATCGTCACGCTGGAGCCATCCTTGCCGTTTTCCGGAGCGGGGATTGCTGCGACCGCTTCGGCGACCATTGCCGCGATGTCAGGCAGTTCCGGCGTTGGTCCGATCGCCTCTATAGCGTCCTTGAGGCCGGCAAGCTCTTCCCCGATCATCGCCCTCACCTCGGCCATGTCGGCGTCTTTGCCGTCGCGCGGCTCCGGCAACTCGTCGAGCCGCTTCTCGATCGCGTCGAGCCGACCGGATATGGCCGACACTTCCCGCTCGAGATACGTCTTTACGGCGGCAACGATTTCCTGGCCGAAGGCTTTCCCATCGAACATCAGCGAAGTCCTTTGTAAATCTCGACCAGGGCCGCGCGGGCTTCCGCTTCATCGGTATTGTCGTTGGCGACGGGCTCGGATGGCGCCGGTGCGGGTGATGCAGTCCCGAAGGGGTCTTCCTGCGCATCGCGCTTGGCGAGCGCGGCCAACGAGAAGTTTTGCTGCTGGAGATAGACGCTGTCGCCGCCGGTGACCTTCTTCAGATCCAGCTTGCGGCGCTTCTCGTCGATCGTCATCACCCCGGATGCCTTGTCCAGCACTTCCATTTGCGTCACGCTGTCCATGCGCAGGAGGCCGTCAAGATCGAACTCGGTTCCGTAGCCGTCCTTCATCTCCAACCCTTCATCCAGGCAGAGCTCGGCGGCCTCGATCAGCGATTGAAGGCACTGGGAATAGTATTCGACGTTCAGCGACTGGATATTGTTGTATGTCGGCATGGCGCCGATGCCGGCCTTGTACGGCGGGACATGGAAGACCGAGCAGACGACCTCCGCCGTCCATTTCAATTGCTCGATGAGCTGCGATTCTTCAGCAGTCATCGCCATGCGTTCATACTTGAGATTGTCGCCTAGAACGGCGACCTTCCCGGCATTCTCGCCGGTGAAATTCGTATCCCAGTGTTCCTTCAGGCGCGCTGCGGTCTCGTCACTGATCACACCCGGAGCCGTCAGCACGCCGCCAGGCTGCGACTTGTTGCCGAAGAACCATGCCGAATTGTTCTGGATGCGCAGACCTTGAGTGGCAGCGACACCGGCCGCGAAGATCGGAGACGTGCCGACCAGCGGATGAAATAGGCAATTCATCCGGTCGTGGATGATCTCGCGCGCCGGGACCAAAACGTCTTCGGTCAATCCGGCCATGTTGTCGGCGGAAAGCTGATAGAAGACGGCTCCGTCATCGGCGACCATCGGCGTGACTTTCGTCGGGTCGAGCACATAAAGCCGGGTGACGACGTTGCGATTGTCGCGGACCTTCAAGACGTAGGTGTTGCCGCGGATCAGCTTCGAAAGAACCCACGATTCCCAGAACTGGATACGGTTCTGGAACGGGTTCGGCTTGCGCAGCACTGGATCATAGGACGGGCTCGAAACCTCGCTCCAGATGCCCTCTGCGTCCTTCTGGACGAGCTTTACTCTGAGCTTGGCGATGTCCGAGGCAATGAGCGTCATGCACGCATAAACCGCGTGATACGACAACACCAGATTGCGATCGACCTCGACGTTTGTCTGCCACGCGCCGGAGAAGGATTCGAAAAGCCGATACCAGCCGGAGCGGTTCTCGGTCACCGAGTTCAGCGCCTTGTCCTGCTTGGCGCGGGTGATCTGGAGGCCGAAGATCTGCATCAGCTTTCACCCGTTCGGTTCGGAAATGACGCCAAGTTTCATGCCGTTGTCCAGGATCAACAGTTCGTGCCGCTCTGGACCGACAAACTGATGCCAGACATCCTTGATGCGCTCCGCCTGCTCATGCGAGATCGGGCGGTCAGTCGTGAGCACAAAGCGGTCACCCGGTTTGAGTTCTAGGCGCTGTAGCTCTCCGATATAACGAATTTCTTCGGCCATCATTCACCCGCCTTCGCCGCGGCGATCTTTTCGCGCAGCGCATCAGCATCCCACCCGTGGAACGGGCGCTTGCCGACGACTTCCAGGTATTCAGCGCGGAGCGCGGCGAGGTCGTCGACTGCCAGCGGCTCGTCGACTGCTTCCGGTGCGACTTCCTGCGCGGCATAACCGAGCTTGCCGAGGACGGTCGCAAAGCGACGGTCACGCGACTGCAGAGCGCGCGTCATATAGGTGCTGTTCGTTTTCATCGGGGGTCTCCGAAACAGTGGAACCGGCCGCAGTCACCCGCGGCCGGCATTTTCATTCAGGCGATCAGCCCCAATCGACACCGGACAGCAGGGCGACAGCCGAGGACCGGCGGCGAGCCCAGTTGATGGTGCGCTCGGCGCGGAAGCCGACGCTGTTGGTCTGCCACAGCGAAACCACCGACGTGCCGGTCGGGCTGTCGGAGGTCATCGTCGGGGCGTTGTCCATCTGCAGCGAGGCTTCGCGGCTCATGTCGACCATGATGCCGCCTTCGTCGCCGAGGTAGATGTCCTGCGCATTGACCAGCGCCACGTAAGAGCCGCCGGTGACCGTCGGAACGTATTCCGAAACGATGACCGGGAGGCCGAAGAACGTGCCGCCGTTCATGTTGATGCCGGGGAATTCCGGCTGACCGAGCGGGTTGGTCATCAGCGACAGGGCAAGAGCCTGAACCGCAGACATGATCCAGACACCGGAGGTCGGGGCGTTGTTGGCGTCGATGAAGGCCGTGAACAGGGCCTTCACGTCGGTGCGTACCGCGTCCGCATCGGTGCCGCTCGAAGAGATCGCCGAGATGCCGTTCGTGATCGACGCCGGCGAGACACCCGCAGAGGCGGACTTTGCCGGGTCGATGAAGTCGGTATCGAGACGTTCACGCAGAGCAGCCGCGAGGCTGTCACGGACGATCGTTTCTGCCGACGGGCTCGAGTCGCGCAGAACCTCTTCCGTGACGACGGCGATGTTCGCCACCTTCAGCGGGTCAAGGGTCGTGCGGGAGAAGTCGAGCGAGGTCAGCGGCTTCGCTTTGCCTTCACCAACCCAGTAGCCGGCACCGCCTGCCGTCTGACCGATCAGCGGAGTGCGGAACGGAACGCGACGGAGAGACGGAACACCACCGGCGCCGAAGCGGCCGAGGATCGTCTGCGGACGCAGGAACTCGACGAAGTCGGCGAAGATGGAGGTTTCGTCACCGACGAGGTTGGCCGCCCAGGTCGTGGTTGCACCGGCGGCAACGGCTGCCTTGGAGAGCAGGCCGAAGACGTCGGAGTCTTCGCCGTAGAGTTCCTTTGCAACAGCGCGCGGGCTTTCGCCATCGAGCTTTGCAAGGGCCTTGACGCGGGCGAGACGGGCAAAGCCGATACCGGGTTCAGACTTCTGCTTGACCTTGACCTGTGCCGGGTTGCGGGCGTCGGCGCCGGCCTTTGCCGTGTCGATGCTGTTGACCGGCTTGGCGGAGACTGCCTGCGCCTTCTCGAGAGCGCGGAAGCGCTTCAGGTCGGCGTCGATGGCAGCGACTTCAGCCTCGAGGGAGTCGAACTCTTCCTGTTCGGCTGCGTCGGTGGAGCGGCCTTCGTCGATGGACTTCTGCATGACGTCAGCCATGCGGGCGGCTTTCGCCTTGCGGGATTCCTCCAGCGCGGCGATCTGTTCAGCAATGGTCTTCATTGCCATTCCTTTCTCTGGTGAGAGATTGACGGGTTTCGTGGATTTCCCCGTAGCGCCGGGAGGGACAGGCCGACCTTCACCGTCCTTGATGCCAGTCGCGGCGCGGATCTCGGTGTCGATCGACTTGATCTGGGAAATGGTGGCGTCGGCATTTGCCGGGATGGTGACCAGCGAGAGCTCGATCACTTCAGATTCAGTGAACCGGATGCCGCCTGTGCCTTCGATGAAGGCATATTCGAGAGCACGGAACCCGATCGAGACAGCGGTAACGAGGCCGGCCTTGACCGACTGCCACGCCTCATCGATGCGGTCCTTCAGTGCGCCAGGCTCATCGATCTTAGCGAGCTTCGCTTCGAAGGTGATGCCGTCTTTGGTCGGCTTGTCGAAGGTGACCGTGCCGACGGGCTTGTCTGACCGGTGTTGCCACAGGAGTGGCATGGGGTTCTTGAACTTGACGCCCAGGGGTTCTACGACATCCCCCACCCGGTCAGGACTTGGTGTCGTGGCAGTGCCGCGGATAACGCGCTGCTCCTCCTCGACCGCTTTGACGGTCAGGACCGAGTACATCCGATTCATGATGGGGTTCCCTATCCGAGGACGAACATTTGGAATTTCGGCTCCCGCTTGGGCTCCGGATTTCGGCTCATCACCGTCACGGCGTCAAAGAGCGCCATCACCGGGTCGATCTTGGCGTCCCCGGCGTTCTGTTTGGTCGCGCGGATCGCGGTGGCGGTTGGTTCGATTTTCAGGTTTGAGACGCACCAGGACATGAGCGGGCCGCCTGCGTGCTTAAGCGTGCCGCTTTTCAGGCGCCGTTCGGCCGTCTTGATGGCATTCATCATCGCGTATCCCTGCGGGACACCGATCAGGAGGCCGTTTTCCACGGTGATGTCCACCTCTGGGGCGGCCAGAGCGTCTACGATCTCACCGAGGCCGGCTGGGTCGACTGCGACAGAGGCGAGGATGCCCCGCTTCTTTATGCCGTTTATGATCTCCACAATGGACGCTAGGTCTTCGAGCGCGTCATCTGTGATAGTCAAGTGCCCGCCGGCTTCGAGATCGGTCAGCTTCGAGGCAATCGTCTTGCGGCGCTCCAGTACGCTGCGGTCGCACCAGGCATGAGACCAAGAGAGCCAGCGCTTCATGCTCTTCATGACCGGCACGTCATTGATGACAACTCGCACCGTCATTTCAGCGGGTTCTCGACCGACGATGGTCAGCCCGAACAAGTCATCCAGACCGCCGCCGTCGACGCCGACGACTGCAGCCTCGCAGCGATCAAGCATCGCGTCCAACGCCTCAAAGTGAGGCAGAGCTGCGAGATCGGCGTCCACCGCATCGGACCACAGATCCGCTCCAGGCCAACGATTGGCCCGCAGGTTCATCCCGATCTCGACATTCAAGTGCTTAGCGAGGAAGGTCTGGATCGTGTCGCCTTCCTCGTCCTGACCGCTCATTACCAGCCCAAGCTTCCGCTCCAACCAGTCCTGACGAACAGAACGCCCGAGGTTCGGGTTCGTGACGTAGAAGTTCTCCGGCTTCAGATAGGCCTTGCTCTCGATCATCTCCTCCGGGAACTCATAGATCACCGGCAGGAAGCGATTGTCCCTGATCTTTCCGTCCCGCACGTCGCGGGCGTAGTCGAGCTTTTCCTTGAATACACCAGCCGGCGGCTTGTCCGACTGGGTGCTGATGTAGATCACGAAGCCCTCGGGCCTAGAGATCAGCCCCCCCGTCGCCTCCTGTAGCATTGACGCCGCGTCCGCCTTCTTCCCGAAGAGCCACAGTTCATCGACCAGAACGAAGGCCGCCTTCTTTCCGGCCGATGTCGAAGAATCGGCGGATACGACTTTCAGCACGGCGTTAGTTAGCTCGTGCGTGATCATTTTAAGGTTGTCTTGAACTCGCAGAAGGTCAGACAAGATCGGATCGTGGCGCACCATATCGGCGGCTGGCTTGAACGAGTTGTCGGCAACTTCCCTCGTCGGTGCCAGAATGAGCAGTTCCGCCGAATGCCGCCAGTTGCGCAGCAACGCCGTTAACATGATCCCGGCAACGATCGTCGACTTGCCGTTCTTCTTCGATACGAGAAGAAAGAACTCCTCAATGAGACGGCGGGCGTTCTCAGCATCATAGGCGCCGAAGACCGCCCGCACGAAGTCGAACACGAACTCGTCGCAGACTTCGCCGAACGTCGGGTGACGATATTCACCCGTCTCCGGATCGTAGACCTGAGCGAGATCGACGACCTTTAGAGACTTGAAGACGGCGAGGGCCGCATCTGCTTCGTCTGGGAAAAGAGGGTCGAACGCGATCAGCGGCTGGCGCTGAACGATACGCTCGCGCCAATCAACGCATGCGGTAGACCACTGCATCAGCCGTTATCAACAACCAGCTTCGGAGGAGATGGAGGAGCGAATATGCCACCAACAGCCTCCGCCGCGGCCTTCTTCTCTTCCTTCTTGCCAAGCTTAGGTGCCTTCGTCTCGCGCTGCTTGACCGATTCCGCAGCGCCGGCAGCGCGCCCCATCTCCTCGAGCTTCTTCTGAGCGGCCACGTTACCATCGCGCGCCGACTTGAACAGGAGACCTATGACCTCCTTACGGCGCTGCGCATGACCGCCTGTCAGTTCGTCCGCGAAGTGCTTGCGCAGGGTATCTGGGTCTATTCCAAGCGCCCTGGCAATTGTGTTGTCGCTCTCGCCTACGAATTTCATCTCCTCGACCGTCTGCCGATCCTCCAAAGATGGGCGATACGAAGGACGCCCTCGCCTCTTGGATGGCTCTCGTTTTTCGGTCATGGCATCCTTCCAGCCTGAAATTTCGATCTGGCGGAAAAAATTGTGCGAATGAGGGGCACGCGGGTCTAGGGACGAGAGGGGTTTCCGGATCGACCCTCCCCCCCCCCCTGTTCACAGG